TAATATTATAAAGGCTCTAACTCATACGCCCGCTAAGGTAGAAGCTTACGCTAGAATTATCGCGACAGTAAAAATATATTTTGGACAGTATCTAGAAAAGTATCCCGAAAGAGCGGGTGATGAACGCTACCTCGAAGGTCTGCAATGCAGTCTATTTGGTATCTCTGATATATTAGAGATATTAGATGACTATGAAATACACTATAAGATACAGGAGAAACATAAAAAATGAGCGGGGCATATGATTTCTGGAAGAGTAAAACATTCTGGACTGCGCTAATTACAACTCTAGCTGGAGCTATCTGGATTTTCGGGTTCCAGCATAGACAACCTACAGAGGGAGAGATTCAGATCGCAGTAGGACTATGGATGGCAGTATTCGTGAGGGATACTGTTATGAAAGGAGCGGAGATTAAGGCAGGAGTTCGAGAGGCTGTTAATAAGGACCCTAAAGTAGAAACGTAATTATGATAGACTTCAATAATATACCGTTCTTGCAGGCTAAGCAGTATACACCTGCTAATAGAACATATATTAGGCTCATAGTTCTTCACAGTATGGAAGCACCTGAAAAGGGAGCTACAGCAGAAGCGGTAGCTAATTACTTCCATAACTTGAATAGGAAAGCTAGTGCCCATTACTGCGTAGATAATAATAGCATTGTCCAGTGTGTTCAGTGTAAAGATGTAGCCTACGGAGCGCCAGGAGCTAATAAAGACGGAATACATATCGAGATGGCAGGTTATGCTAGACAGAGTTTAGCGGAATGGAAAGACGAATATAGTCTTAACATGATAGATAATGTAGCTCAACTCTGCGCTAAAGTTTTGTGCCCTAAATATCATATACCTGCTGTCTATCTCGATGCAGTATCTCTGAAAAGTAAACCTACTGCTAAAGGCTTCACCACACATAGGATGATTACGGAAGCGTATAAGATGGGAACACATACTGATCCGGGTCCTTTCTTTCCGGTAGATATGTTTCTCGAGAAAGTAAAGAAGTATACAAATCTATAAAACAGGTACAAAAAAAAATAGGGGACATTTCCTTCCAGAGATGGAAAGAGATGCCCCCTATTTTTGTGTCTACTTAGCTTTAGTATCTGTCGCTAGGCTCTCAAGAAATGCTTGAGAAATATAGTTTCCGAGCGGTTTATCTTTTATAAATTTACGCTCTCTACCATATCTTAACCATATATCGAACTGTGTTTCTATACTACCAGAATTTACTTCGTATGTGTCGCTTGCTTTTACTTTCTTCTTTTCTAAATCATACGTATGTTCGTTAATAACACGAACTGCTCCTGCTTCTTCTGACTTATTTTTATCAGGATACACGTAATATTCTGTATTCTTTTTACGCTTCCATTCTTCTAGTTCTTTATTAAGAAGATCACGATCACTATGTATATAAGATTCTAGAAAACTTATTTTCTTTCCTATCTCTAACGCATATCTAATCTCTCTACGGGTAGAGCTACCAATGTAACCGAATACATTTACTATATAAATTTCTTCTGCTAACTCAATTTTACGAAGATGTAATTCGTCTAGTTTATCCTTCACACATTCGGACCAATCGGGTTCTCCCTCGGGTTTCTTCCATACTCCGCAAGAGAGGACTATGTGTCCTTCCAGAGTTAACTGCTGGTTAACTTTCTCGAACTCTTCCTTAAACCTCGTCGATCCACACAGACAGATAATCATTTGAGTCCACTTCAATCTAAAACAAGCTTAACGATGAGTATGCTACTTCTTCCCAGGGAGTTTGTAGAGTTGTTTCGTAAGTCTTCTTGCAAGCTGCACAGTGAACATTCACCCAACCATGCGGGCCAGTTCCATGTTCTGACCATACTTCCATATCTTTTTCTTCCAGAAATTTACGTAAAGCTAAGAGATGTTCGCATGGAGGATCGTTATTATAGTAGCCCCACTTAGATTCTTCTGGCATTAACTTATCTCCGTAATTGTATTATCTTTAATCATATCTCTATGACTTCTCCATCCCTTCAAGTTATGCACATATTTGCTTTCAGAGATAGGCATAGCCTGATGCTCTGTAGGGCTAACATGTCGAGGTGTATTTTCTATTAGTCTACAGTACAAGTTAAGGTCTTCCTCGTAAGTAAACTCCTTTCCCTCGTAAAGTAAAAGAGAAGTTCTCGCGCATCTAGCTGCGGAGATAGCAAAAGCTAGAAGTGATAGATTATTCTTATCTTTTATGCAGTTATTTACTAGATTTAAGAATTTATTATTTACTGCAAGACTAGCACCAGGATGTGCTGACATACGTCCGTATGTAGATATTAAACTTTGTTTCTCATCAAATGATCTCATAAATGGTATATGAGATGAATATACAAAAAAATCTCCTGGGCTTCTAGGAGCAGGTATCCTCCTTAAGTACTCTTTCTTCATCATCCTAGCCATTTTAGATAACTCTCCCTGTGCTGCGGAATGATCGCGTAAGGCGAAGAAATTAGCATATCCTTCATCCGTTCCTGTAATAACCTCTCTTACCCATTGATAAGGTGCTAAAACTCTATTAGCTATTTGTTTATGGACACCTAGAGATATTAACTCCTTCGCATGAGCTATAGCATCTAATCTTCCTCTTAGCCATACTTCTTTACACTGATCGTATTCTTTACTCCCAAGTTCATAAAATCCCTCTGCTTGCATCCCTTTTTGTTCGATAGGGAATCTTTCTGGAATGAAAGGGTCCTCTTCTACCATCTGTATAATTCGTTCTGTGCGAATGGTTCTATTAGAAGCAACAGAGCGAGAGAAACATCTATGGCGGCAGAACTCCGCATGGACAATAAGAGGATACTTTAACTCGAACGTAGTAATTCTATCACCCGTTATCTTATTAACGGAGTCGGCTATAATCTCGTATTGATAACCCTTCTGTTCTTCTGGAATAGGCGGTAACTCTGCCATCTTTATTTCTTCTCCTGTAGCTGGTCTATCTTACTGCTATCTTTCTGTAACTCTTCCATATGTCCCTTCATCCCATCTACCGCCATCTTCTGTGCTATATTGTTTATAGCGTTATTAAGGGCAAAAGAATCTACTCCCTCGGGAACGGAGATACATATAGCAGGCTGTACCTTCTCTCTCATGCAAGATACAGTAATACGGTCTATTATATCTGCTATTTGGTCTCTTATATACGGGAATGGTATCTCAAATCTTATTCTTTCTAAATCCTTTATCCATCCTTTTGATTCTAATTCTTGGAGCCTGGTTATCTTTTCTTCCAGAGTTATCGGGTTCGGGTGTGTGATTGCCATTAGGGTTGACCTTCTTCTTAATCTTAAATTTCTTCGCTAAAGTAATAGGCTCTATAGGAGTAACATGCCCGTTAAGATCATTCTTAACTTCTACTTCTATAGGAGCGGTAGTTTTAATTTCGAATCCCGCTTTTACCCATAAATCTTTAATCTCTTCTTCCAGGTAATAATGACTAACAGGACGACCTATCTCTCCTGTTTTATGTGTCTCGACTCTTATAACCTTAAGGAGAACTAGATCATCCACATGTAGCTTAACCGTTGTTTTAGGAGTAGCGAGTAATTTAGCTATCTCATTAAGGTCTAGACCATCTCTCTCTACTAACACATTAATGATCTTAAGGTTCCATTCCGAACAACTATCTAGAGCTACTTTTCTTATTACGCGAAAGTCATCTTCTGTCACCTCTGCCGGGTATCTCTGGAGAGCAAGTGCTACCATTAATTTATGTAACTGTATAGCAATCCTACTCCCTAACTCATGCATGGGCTGATATAAAATAGTGTCCTTATACGGGTCCCGATCTACCGCCGCCCGAAGGTAGGCGACAACTCTGGAAAGAGCTACGATCTTTAAGACATAATCTACTGGTATTAATGGGTAATCCTCTTCCTTTATCTTATACTCTAAGAAAGATTTAGCCGCTTTATGGAGTACCTCTTTCATCATTACTTGCTTTCCAGAATTGGATATGGCGGCAGTAATCAGGATGTTCTCGTGCTCCGAGTTCATCTCTGGAAGGCGAAATGTTAATGACCGCTCTCCCATTGTAGTATTACTTTCCGCAAAGAGAACATTCGTAACACCTGCTGCCATAGTAAATTGACCCGTGTATTCTCTCATAATACCGGAGCCAAAATCTCTCTCTACTTTACCATCAAATGCCCCTCGGAGAACAGCATATACTTCTTCCTTTTGTTGTTTACCCATCTGTAGAACTTCGGTGAAGTCCTTAAGTATCAGGGTTTTCCCTATAAGTTTAGGGATAAGGCTAGGGTCTTTCCCGACCTTCCATCCTGATACTAACGTAGGACGACTTACCGTCGATCTGTTGACGCAGCAGGTTACTTCTGAAGTAGAAGTTAGTAGCTCGCTTTTCCCATATCCGGGCGGTCCAGCAATGAATAACCATAATGGGCATCCCTCTAATTGATTAGATATGACTACTGCGAATATACAACGCAGAGCGTCTATAAGGGTTTGGGTAAAGAAGAGATACTTTCTATATATGTCTATTATTTCTTCCAGAGGTGGTCTCTTACCGGAAGAGAGCAGAGGGTATTCATCTATAGGATTACCTTCAGCTACTTCTTCCAGAGATAGATCATCTTCTGGACGAAACTTCTTGATGAACTTCTTTAACTCTTTGAGAGGCTGTCCTGATTTATAGAAGTCTCGTATATCAAACCCGTCGGGTAATCCTTCGGGCCAGTATATCTTCTTAACTTTAGGACAGATATTCAAGAGTTTACTAGCAGCCTTCGTTCCTCCTTTCTCCCCATCTATGTCGTTATCATAACAGATAACAACATTCCTACCTTCCAGGGGTTTGATCCATTCATCTCTGAAAGAGTTAGCTCCTGGTACTCCTATCGCAACTCCCTTTGTTCCTAATAATTCCTGCAAACATATCTGATCCCATTTTCCCTCGGTTAAGTATATCGGACATTTTGGATCGTATTTATGTAATAGGTCTAGCCCGATAAGGTATTGTCCCATTCCTGTTAACCCCATAGGCTTCGGTTTCTTAGCCTGAGGATCATAGAATAGGAGATTTACCATCGTTCCTTTCTCATTACGAACTGGTATAATCCATTGCCCATGTTCGTATACTAGACCATGATGTTTAAGGAGTTCTACAGAAATATTCTTGTGTTCGGATAAGTCCTCCCAGGGGAACGAAGCATGATTCTCCCATAGCATTTCATAGCTCTGGTTAAGGAAGTTATAGATATTCCCTTCACTACCGCAAGACGCAGATTTGCACTGGTATTGTCCTGTTGTTCTGTTAACGTAAAACTTATTTGACTTTCCGCAGAAGGGACAGTCGCCATAATGATTTCCTCCTGATTCTCCTACAGGATCAAATCCTAGCTTCTCAAATACTGGAAGATAGTTTCTATCTACTTTAGATTTCGGCATTACTGCCTACCTCTGTTTTATCATTAGGGTATCCTTTATTACGCCCTATAAGCGGCCTGACTTATATTTTTACTTCTTCTTTCTCATGCCAGTACGTTCTAGCCCTAGTAACCTCTACTTCCATAGGGATTTCCAGGCGACCTTCTGTATCTCTCATTATGTTAGCCATTGTTCGACAGAACTCCAGATCGTCCTGTCCTTCCTTCACTTCGAATATTAACTCATCGTGGACAGGTAATAGAATATGGGCGTCCCATCCGACTTCCTTAATCTTTGAGTCACATCGAATAATCGACCGTTTACACATATCAGCAGCGGTGCCCTGGACTTCATAATTAACGGAGCGATACGCAAAATCAGGGTCAACACTAAGCTTCCGTCCGTATTTAGTAATGACAAAACCATCGCGTTTCGTTTTGTTCGAGAGGTAACGGGAATACCTGTTAATCCCAGGAAAAATATCATCGAATTGGGATAAGAACTCTGCTGCCTCATCTCTGGGACAGTAAAGCATATACATAACTGCTTCAGCACCACCTCCGTAAATCTTGGCATAAAAGCAGTTCTTTGCCCTGGTTCGACTAGCCTTTTTACCAATACTCTTTTCAGCTTTAACAATATCATAGTCAAATCTGGAAAGCCACTCATCTGCAATGGTGAAGGCTGCATCACTTGATGCTCCATACTTCTCAACGTGTTTTCTAGACCATCCTAGTTCTTTCCAGAGATTAGAGATTAGAACTTTATCTTTATGTATTTGCTCTGCTCGTTCAACTATCTCTGTATTTCCTAACTCTAGAGCGTAAGCGGCGGCTTGTAGAGCATAAGGATTATCTTTACCGCCCCAGGCGAGGTTAGTATTATCATCATTAATATCTCTTCCAGAGATAGCAGCATCGTAGATGCTCTGGATATTAGCACATTCTCCAAAGATTCTAATCTCTTGTTGCGCCCAATCTATCTTAATCCATACATAACCTGGGCGCGGGCCGAAGCAATCTCGCGTCTGAACAGCTACGAAGCTCTTGGCGCTTGTGTCGGCGTTCTGCTGGTTTTGTAGGTTAGGGTCTCTAGAGGACGTGCGGCCCGTTGCCGTATCACATTGCTGGAGATTATGGTGAATACAATAAACGTAATGGTTTATATCAGCAACCATTAGTTCATTGATCTTATCGAAGAACTGACTCTTGGAATGTGAAGCAGATTTGAAGTATAGAATATGGCGAACGAGAGGAGTATCTACAAACTTCTTTAAGATATCAGCTTCGGTAGACGGGTTATCTGTCTTAACCTTAGCTCCGCGCTTCTTTTTACTGGTAGTGTATTTAAGGATCGGTAACTCTAGACCACCTTCGGACTTAGGACCGAACAGCTTCTTCTTTAATTGTATATGAGAGTTAGGGTTAAACTTCGGATCACCTACCAATCTCCTTATCTCTGCTAACTCTCTTACCAGAATTTCTCCCTGCTCTTTCTGCTTTGCCTTCGCTATCTCTGGATGAATACGTATGCCTCTCTCCTCCATCTTATATACGATGGGCCATAGCTCCTCCATTTCCATTCTATACGTATTGAGAAGATATGGATCATTTTCCATTATCTCCTTATACATATAATGAAGGATCAGAGTTCTTTCTACATCTCCTAAAGCATATCGGGAGCAGGCTTTAGGATCGACAGGATAGCCCGCTTTATGTAAGGCTCTAGGCAACCAGTAATCCATAGCCGGGCTAGAGCCTATATTCCATCCTAACTCTTTCTTTGCTATCCTCCTACAGTGATTAACTGCTTTCTGTAGGTCCTTCTGGTCGTCCATAGGATACCGGGCGTACTTCCAGGCAAGAGGCTTCAGAGCGTTGACTAGCTCTAATGTGTAGCTTATCCTAGCGGCGATAGAAACATCGTGTATATAGCCTCGGACAAATATACCGAAGGTCGCCATCATACGCACGTCATATTTTGCGTTGAAGAAGACCTTCGGTATTTTACTATCCATTATCTCTTTCAGAAATTCCAGTTCATCAGGTTTGGCGATAGGAATTCTGGAGATAGGATCAACATCCCATTCTATATACTTCTTGTTTCCATTTTCATCACACAGAGGAAAGGCAAAAGGCATATCCCCATGCCAGGGTCTTAAACCTGAGCATTCAGTGTCTATTACTAGAAGCTTCTTTGGATTGAACAAGCTCATTTATTTTCTCCCATCTATATAGCGGAATGGGACAAACTCCTGATTCGTATTTAACTATAGTGTATATACACACATGCATTATCTTTGCGAGTTCCTTTTGAGTTAGCTCTAATCTATAACGAAGTTTGCGAAACTCGCCTGAACTACCACCATAAACTCTTAATCGCCTGATAACCTTTCCGCCGATATTCTTACGTTCTTGTCCTCTACGAATCCTGCCTATGTAATGCCTGTTGACTTTATATCTGCGAGAGAGAACTGTATCGGTTATCTCTGGAGAGAAACTTCTAATCTCTAGAATCTGCTTTTTAGTCAGTCTAGTTTTGGTAGGTTTACATTTATATTTCTTTTCATCGAATTCGGCTATTATATCTAGCATATAATTACGGTTACTCATCTAATTGAACTCCTAGTCGTTTTACATAAGCTAGTAACTCCGGGTCGGCTTTAATGTATTTCTCGTCCTTCTCACTATATTTAGGTCTACCTCTATTATCCAGAGATAACATCTTTGGTTTACGCTTTAAGAACTTCTCATACTTCTTAATCACAGGGAGTTCGGACTTCTTTACATATATAACATTACCCTGATTAAGTCCAGCTTTTAATGTATAAAGAGTACGACTTTTAGACATTAAACATCGACCCATTTTCCATCACGAATGAATCCGTGACTACCACAGATTCCACATAAAAGAGATGGTGTAGCAGTCAATGGCTCTAATGAAACTAAATCCCACTCCGGCTGCCCGGAGCCGCGCCCGCGGAACGTGATGGCGCCCGCACATTCTCCCTGTCCATCCGGGCGGGGATGGTAGTGAATTAAACCAGCATTATCACCTAGATTATCTCTAGTGAATTCTATCCTATGACCATTACCTAAATCTACTGTATTACTCATTTAAGTTTCCTTTAAGGTAAAGTAGAAATAAAGAGGGGAGTCTAGCTAATGATAGACTAGACTCCCCTTTGCTAGACCGGAGTTTTAGTGCTCCGACCTAACCCTTTAGTCCTCTTCAGAAAGTAGGGTTAGCTCCTCGATGGGAACCATAAGCGACTTTCCGAGAGACTTAACCTTAACCTTTGCTACTTCGTCCTTCTCATTGATGGAGACTACCTTACCCTGAAGGTCTTCTCCCTCATGTTCAAACTCTACCATAGAGCCGATTTCTAGCTCTCCCTCGTCTTCCTCGTCTTCGCTATCTTCTTCGTCCTCATCTTCGCTATCGTTTTCTTCGTCCTCATCGTCTTCCTTTTCGTCCTTCTCGTCTTCTTCGTCTTCATCCTCATCTTCGTCGGAGTCTTCGTCTTCGTCCTTTTCATCTTCCTCGTAATCCTCGATATATTTCTGGAAGTAAATATTAACGTATTCGGGATTATCTTTATTAGGAACGACTCGGAATTGGATTACAGGTTGATCCTTTGCAAACGCCTCACATACTTCTTCGAGGTTATCAATTACTTCCTCAGGATCGTAACCAAATCTTCCTAGATCACGAAGGAAGAACTCTCTTCCTCTTTCATCGTTAAGACCGGCAAGCTTATCGCAGGAGTTCCCTGCTTCCTTACCTTCGATAACTGTCAGTCCCCAAATAGCGAGATACTGCGTTTCGCCTTTCTTCTCATATTCCTTAACTTGAAGCTTATTAACTCGTCCGATATAATCGCCCGGATCGAGATTAATGGTAGAGTTCTTTTTAGCAGCCTGAGCAGCAGCCGTCCATACTTCCTTACCCTTCTTAACAAACTTGTTAAGATTAAAGCGACTCGGTTCTTCTTCCTGATCTTTACTCTTCTTCATCTTTCCATTCTTCTCTTCAACAACGGGCTTGTTCTTCATCTTGGTCTTCATGGTTCTACTTTCTCCTGTTAACGCTTTCCGATCTTCTGTCTGGTAGGTGTGATAACAGCTTTCTTCGCAGGATTATTTTCATCCTTTTGTTCGTTCTTAAACGCTTTCACGAAGTTCTCATACGCATCTTGCTTGTTTTCCCCTACAGATATAGAATGAACACGCTTCTTCTTACTAGAAGTCCAGAAGTTCTCATCTAGTTGAGTTCCTGCCTGGACTTCATCTGATCCTTGGACAGTAATATATCTAGTGTCCCCGTAATACCCGTAGAAAGCTAGGATATTGGAAATACCGATAACATACTGTCCTGCTTTTCCAGAAATTGTCGGTTCAATTCTGGAATAGATTCTACCAGTTCTGGTAGGAATATCTCTTATGGTTGCATGGCTTATAAACACAACTCCTTTTCTAGCTGTAAGCCTATCTATCTGTTTGGTAAACTCGTTCTGCACGAGGTCCCATCCTTTACTGTACGGCATGTCAGAAGGATGTTTAATTCCTGCTTCCTTACATACAGTATCAGAACAACGTTTATAGCACTTGTCGATGATATCGACTACTACTGTTTTGAACTGCTTATCTTTCTCTATCAAATCAACATAAGCAATAAACTCTGCCCATGTAGTTACGGGTTCTTGGTATATACGTAGTCCTTTACCTCCGGGCTCGAACATTAAGAATAATGCATCTTCAAATTGAGATGCAAGTGATGTTTTACCGATCTTCGGTTCCCCGAATAGAAAGGTAATAGTTTCTCCAGGCGTTTTGATGGGTTCGCTTTTCTTTGTAGGCAGCGATACCTCCGGCTTATCTGATCTTCTCATACTTTATAGATTCTACTCATAGCGGCTAGTTCCTTCTCTAGCCTCCAAAAGCACCTCTCTCACTAGAAGAATCCTAGTGTCAGTCATACTTACTACTTGCCACCCTTCTGTTTTATTAAGGTAAGTAAGAAACTCTGGAAGACTAGAGTCAGCTACTCCTCCTGCTCCATTTAGCATATTCCATTGAGACTTAAAGTTTTCATCCCTTTCTAGCATATCGTATTCTAGATACGTCTTTATCATTTTCTTATTACCTTTGTTGCTTCTAACTTACCATCATCTTTCTCTCTATAAGAAAACTCCACTTCCTGCCCTTCTTTTAGATATAAATACTCATCTGGGTTATCAGAATTTATATGTTTATAATGCACGAATACATCTTTTTCCAGAGATTCGTTTACGATAAACCCATAACCCTTTGCTTTATTGAACCACTTAACTTTTCCTTTGTGCATATTGTTTCACTTCACTTGTTCGTTTGCGTAGTAATTAGCTATCTTTTTTGCTTTAGCTATTTCTTCCTTTGCTTGACCTGGCTCATCTTCCTGAAGATGGAAGAGAGCAAGAGCTAGTGATTTTTCAATTTCGTAAAACTTTTGCTGTGTAGTACTACGCTTACTCATTTACTCATGCCCTTTTAATTCTGGAAAGCAAGTCTCTCGCTTTACGTAATAGGACATATCTCCTCTTGAACAGATAGGTAAGAACTCGCAGGGTCCTAATCCATCGACACAAGCAGAGGAGTTCTTGTATCTGTAATCTCCATCATGCCACCTTATGACAAAGAGCATTATTCTGTTAAACTCCTCTTCCCACTTCTTCATATCATCGAGATTTATTCTTACATCGAACCTTACGAAGAAATGTTCTGGCCTGCTCTTAATGTCCTTTTTAATGCGCTGCGCGAATTCTGGAAGTGACTCTGCCTTCTTTCTCTCATGCATGGGGCGACGAAGAATATTATACACTACTCCTCTAGGAGTATAACCTGTTTGCGCTCTAAGCGCCCAGAGGTAAAGCATAACCTGTAGGTCATAATGAAGCTTGCTTAGGATATTATCGTGCTCTATTCGCCCCTTCGTTTTTGTTTCGAACAACCATAGATGGTCGAACTGCCCTTCAGTTTGAAACACGCCGTCCCATTTTCCTCTAACCCATATAGGGTCCCTATCTACACCAAGAGATATTCGGGGAAGGAACCTAACAGCAAACTCCTTTTCCAGAAATACCCAATTAAACTTCTTATAATCTCTTTTATAGTTAAGGAAGTATCCTTCCAGAAGTACTTCTGCAACCGCTAACATCTCTTCCAGATTTTCATGAGAAGAAGGGGGAGTAACAGATAATGAGTTTAGCTTCGCTATTTGCTCTGCTTCTATGCCCTTCATCACTTCTGGAACAAGATTTAGCATTACGTCCCATTTAATTACTTTAGTTTCTTTTGCGTGGGTATATAATTTGTCCAGAGCATCATGTATAATATTACCGAACTCTAACGCATGACGAAAGCCGTTACTCTGTAGACCTTCTACCATCATTAGTCTGCCCTTCTCGGGACAGGACAGCAGCCTCTCTATAAACGATTTAGTTACTCCATCTTTATAGAGATTCCAAAACTCGGAGGGAGGGGATGGAGGTTCGATTATCGGCAGACTTTTCTTTTTCTTTACTAACATTTTCTAAAATATCCTTTATATCCTCTACATATTTACTATACATAACTCCTCCCGTACCTCCATTTCTCAATACAAAAGAGGGATGATATAGCTTATGATATGTTAGTAACCATTCCTTATTAAAGGTTTCTACCCATCTTCCGGGCACATTACCTAGAGCTACTATAACTTTAGGCTCTAGTAGCTTTATAGTTAGATGCAGCCTATCTTTGCAGTTTTTAACCTCTTCGTCGGAAGGTGGTCGGTTGCCCGAGCTAATTGTATCACACGGGCGGCAAGCTACTAGATTAGCTATACCTATATCTAGCTCTATATCCTCATTCGCGCTTCTAATAGCGGCCCGTAATAGTCGTCCCGATCTTCCTACGAATGGACGACCTATTGTATTTTCTGATTGCCCTGGACCTTCTCCTATAAATAGGATATCCACTTTATGTTTTCGTCTAGGAATGGTATCAAATAGAACATGCCTATATGCGGTCTTACCTATTTCGCATTCAGTACACTTCTTCCATTCCATTAACTCATCAAAAATGTCCTTTTGCATAAAGCCCTATTCCTATAGCGTCCCATTGATGGGAACGCGGATTCATTTTTTCCTTAATCTCTGGAAGACGACGTATGATTCTAGCTTCTACTGCGTGTTTGGTTAACTGTCCTTTCCATTCATGCGGACGAATAAGCTTCACCTCTGTACCTAAGCGCCATAGCTTCTCAGATATTACACCTACCATAAAGGCTAGTTTAGTGACGCTCTCTTCCCTGGCTGCTGCGTAGCCTCTCACTCCTTCCATAAACTCTGGAAACTCTATACTAGCAGTTAATATTTCATATGGTCTAATTTTAACTATTAGTTGTTCAGATATATCCTGTACGCGGTTCTCCCATGTTTTTTGGCGGCTCAAGAGGGAAAATAAATCTCTTGGCATTTGCATCTCGTGGTATTTCTCTGAGTCCCACAATGCGACGCCGCTGCCTGCGCTCCCTGGATCGACCGACAGATGCTTTTTTAAGAACGTCTGGGTCTTCTCTATCTGTCCTTTTCCAGTATTCATGCTCTACTTTGAACCATAGCCCGTTGCTTCGAGGGGCTTGAGTATTAAGAAACCATATGAAATACCACGTAGGAACTTTATCGAAAGGAACACCTCTGTACTTACCACCCCTAAAGCAGCCCCATTCCCATATCTCTATAGGTGTTCTAATTCCTAGAGTATGCGGATTCCAGTCCGGTCTGTACCAACTAAACACCTTACAGAAACCTGACAGTATCGGATAGTTTCTCTTTTTAGCAGGCTTTACATATTTCTTCTTTGGAATTATGAAGATTTTCCGCTCCTTTTGTTTAGACATTCTATTGACCTGTACGCAGCGATTTGCTGTTTATAATAGTAGTTTATTCTTTCCTTCGATAAATCGAAAAAGCTTTCTATTAGCTCGAAACCTACGAAGTGCATACCTTCTTGGATAGAAGCGCAGCCTGTCGTTCCTGAACCCATAAAAGGATCGAGGATTACTCCGCCTGTAGGACATACTAATCTAACAAGATAACGCATTAAGTTAAGAGGTTTTACAGTCGGATGCCCGTTCTTAACTTGAGTCCTAAATCTTTTTGTTACATCATCCTCTTCTTTATTACCGTGTCCTGCCCGATAAACCTCTACACTATCTCTGGAAGATAATCCTATATCCCTTTGCTTAGGTGTCGTCTTCGGACAGTATATAAAGGGAGTAGGATACTCTAGACAGAGAAGGTAATCTTTTATCTTTAACTGTTCTTCCAGAATTTCGGCAGGGGTTCCGAGGATAAAGTTTCCCGGCCAATAGCTTCCCACAGAAGTTCTGGTCGCAATATCATCTCTACTTCTCTCTCTGATAACAAATCCTTTTCTATGGAATCCTTTTCTACCATCTGCACCGCTAGATCGCCAACCAGCCTCCTTACCTTCTCGGAAGATTCTCGTTCCATTTATATTCATTCCTCCTGTTCCGAAGCGAAGGACATTCTTCGCATACGTCTTTTCTTCCAGAGGTTTTTGGGCTACACATATCGGCTCGAAGCAGGGTTTGAGATCGGTCCCCCACCCTGCCCACTCCTTAGCTCTGGAAGAAGTAGCTTGCTTTAACTTAACTAACGTTCCTACTTTTTTTGGATCATTATATCCACCGTTATCTGCTAGAGCAAACTTCATTCCAGAGTTGTTATATACCCGCCTCTCGTTTTCTTCCGACTCTACTCCTTCTAATTTATCTATATCAAGAGGGAAGTTATGCGACTTAGGAAATCCTGAGTAAAACCCCCAGACTATAAAATCGTTGATCTTAAATCCTGCATCTTCGATTGCGACAACCATACGATGAAATGTGCGACGCCCGCCGAAAGCAAGTAGATAACCACCGGGCTTAATAAGCCGCCATACATTTTCCCAGGTTTCTTTCTTAAAGGCTACATCCGATCCATCCCAGGATTCTCCCATAAAACCTTTAGCTAAACGTTTATATTGTCCTGCTGTAGTTTTAGTAGGTTGTTGTCCAGGCTTATATCTAGCGTTAGAGGTAAGGACATAGGGAGGATCGCATACGCAGGCGTCTACTACAGAACTCTCTACTCCTTCTTGTAGTTCGTTAAAATCTCCCTGGTAGAGAAGTAAAGGACCTTTACAGTATTCCTGTATCATCTAGTTACTCGGGAATTATAATATGGACAGGAACGCCTGATTTTTTAGCAAAGTTAATTGCGTATAACGTACCGCCTCCTTTTCGTCCATCGTAAAGAGCAATTAATAGTTTAGCTCCTTTTACTATATCGTGATTACGAAGTAGAGGTGCTATTTTAGGCGGGTTATTTTCATAGTCCGGTCGGATAACTGTAACTTTTACGCCGAGTTCTTTAGCGAGATTATCTACTTGTGTATCAAATCCTTTTGCACCTCCGTGTACCCATTCATAACCTCTATACTTATAGGTAGCTATTCGTAGATCGTCTGGGTTAGCTAACTTATTTCTATGTCCTGTAAAGGCAAGCTTTTTCATAACGATGTTCTATTTTGCGCTCTCTCTTTAAGATCTTTTACAAAAAGAACCATAACCATTACTATTTCTACATCCGATAGGTTATCAGAGATATGTTCCGGCATACCTTTTCTTATACTAGAGATAGTTTCTTTATGCTTGCCTTCGCTAAGATCATTTATAATCATCTCTTCCATCAACGATAGTTTCGTCGTCTTATTTAACATCTTATTCATTTGCTCCAAGGAGGAAATAGTAGAATATCTGCACAACTATCGTTGAGTTCGTCTATTATTATCTCCTTTACTACCTCATACTTAAGTCCACCATTACCACATCCTAATGCTGGTAGAGCTACTTTTTTATCTGGATGAATAGATAGATAATGTTTAAGCCCGCAAGCTATTAATGCGATCCATAAATACTTAGATGGCTCCTGCCATTTATACTTAGTAACAGCATTAAGTATGTGTACATCTTCCTTTCTATAGGCAAGAATACCGCCGGGCTCTATCTCTCTCTTACTACATCTAGTTAAGTAATCGTAATACATGCCAGGATATCGCTTCTTGAATTCTAGAGCAATACCTTTTCCCATTACTCCCATACAGTTAACAGCATTAACTCTAATATCAACTTCTGTATGAGACCAATAATCTGTGTCCTTACTAACCTCTCGTACTGACACCTTTATATCTCCTCTGTTCAAACCTATCTGCCATCCTCATCATGAACATCTTTTCACTCATACCTTTTTCATTAAGAAGGTCTACCATATCTTCATCTACTGTATCAGCCATAACCAGGTCAATACATAAGAGATTAGTTTTCTTCTTCGGATGGTAGATTCTCTCTTTACTCTGTGCTCTGATAGCATATGATGGATCATTGGAATAGTAAATCTCTGTATCAGCTACAGAACAGTCTACTCCATATTTGATGATACTTTCTGTAGCTAATAAGAACTTCACATTCTTATCTTTATTCCATACATCCAACCTTCTATCTCTCTCGGCTTTACTCTTAACATCTCCATACACGTTCACATGTTCTATCTTACGCTTTGTTAGTGTGTTAGATATCTCTTCCAGTTCTTTCTTAAAGTGAAACCATATGACTACTTTTTCATCGCATAGCTCTCCTTCCAGAAGTGCTATTAATTCGTTTATCTTCTGTCGAGAAAGGATAATATCTGCGGTAGGACTGAACCCTCCGCACAAACGAAGTAGCCATATATACTGAACAGGAGCATACTTCGTTTCGAAGGAAAGCTGTTCTTTACCTACTTCTATCTGAAATGCAAAATCGTATTCTATATCCTTATATATCCGACGCAGGCTATCTGACATTTCTATACGCCGAACCTGATGAGTCCAGCTTTCTTTCATCCCTGCGTCTCTACGGGTCTTTACAAATGCTCTTTTATGTATTTCTACTTTAAGCTTCTCTCTCGTTCCTGGCTTTGGCGACCAATTCCAGTTATCGTATTTCTGAAAGAAAGCATGTCTATACTTCCAGAAATTTTCATGGCCCAAAAAATGTCCGTCGAGAAACTTCATCTGGTTAAATAGCTCTAGCTCATGTTCGGAAAATGGCATTCCATTTAATAGGCATCTATGCCTGGTTTCTCTAAACCCTAAAACAAAAAGCTGTCCTATAAAGGATTTAGTGTTAGCTATGATCTTCCCCTCGTCAGCTATCACTACATCCCAATTAAGATTGACTAATCCTGGCGAAACCCGTATAGTTTCGTAATTAGATAGAAACCATTTTCGATTAGGATCATCCCAATTTTCTTCCAGAATTGGTATCTTTTTCGCGGTTGGAAGAGACCAGAAGCGAATATATTCTTCTCTCTCTAACTTTAGCTCCTTCTCCCATTCCCTAATCACGGGACCCGGACAGGCAACCAGAACATTCTTTATTAGGCGAAGCGACTTAACCCATCGAATAGCCAGAAGTGTTTTGCCAAGACGCATTCTCATAAATAGGGCAGGATGTTTATACATCCTGAAGTATTTATCAAATGCTTCTTGCTGGTGGGGCATTAGTTCTCTAAGCGGTGGTAACTGCTTCTTTGGGATTTTCATCTCTGGAAATAAATAAAGAAAGAGGCCAGTTCGTACAGACACTAGCCTCTCCCTTACGACTTAGCCTCTATTAAGTTAGGACTTCCGACTTGCCCTTTTCAGTTCTACAGGAACAGGAACGGGGCGATCAACAATACCCTTAACCTCGTTGCTTGCGTCCTTAACTTCCTGAATAAAGGGCGCAAGATTCTGTCCCTGATCAATCGCAGCCTGAAGGTCACTGATCTTCTGGTTCAATTCTGAAATGGAAGCCTGTACTTCCTGCTTCTCATTCTGAACAGAAGTAACCAACTCGTTAATTGCGTCCTGAAGTTCTTGAGTCTGGTCGGCCATAGCTTTCAATTGTTCCTGTATCTTCCTGAGTTCAATCAGGATAGTAAGTGTCGCACATACGCATAGAGCACCTAACACGCCTAACAGTAAAGTTCTCATTTTGGTTTTGCTGCTGCTTGTTTAGCCTCCTGTTCGGTTACTGAGGCATTACCAAAATTGGCTGCCTTTTGCGAAGTAACAGCTCCTCGCAAACTGGAAAGATGACCTTCAAGATCGGAAGCCATTTCTACGCCGGGCCTTTCGCCCCTATCGTAAAGCTTAAGCATACGTGCTACGACTTTATCCGCAGCATCGAGGTGCTCTAGCACAGCAACTTCCTTTTCCTTAACTAGTCGAGTCATTTCCTTTACATCATCCATATTCTTCTTCTCCTTCAGAAATAATACGATAGCCTTTGCCCACTTTAATAAGTAATCCGCAGTTCTGACAATCTACATTCTTTCTTATCAGAACATGCGAATGATCCCAGAAGGGAGTATTATTAAAGGGGCAAAGGACTAACGTATTGCAACGAGTACAGACGAGGCCGAAAATGGAAGTCTCTTCAATCCTTACGGGTATTATTTTTACCCTTTGAGGTTTTCTTTTGACTTTCATTTTCGTTTTCCACAACCTGAATCTTTCGACGCAGGATGTGAAACTTCATAGTGCCATAATCTAAACCTACTCGTCTAGGATAGCCTGTCATACCTACTATCCATTCTCCCTCTAAAGGGCATCTAAACTCTCCTGTCAGTTCAAAATCTTTTAGAGGTTTTGCCTTTTTATCTATAGGGCTAGGAACTTCTGGAGCGTAAGTCTTAGTAGGTTTGTTTTTATCTAGTACGGAAAACTCTCCGAATTTCTTAGGCATTAAAATTTCCACAAGTAGCGGGTAATCGCGCCTTCTTTAATCTTCTTAACAGTGGAGAAACCACCGTCTACCAGAACAGCAAAACCCTGGTCAAGAAGCTTACGTCCAGTTTCCGTTGTAATCATTTCATAAGCCTTTACTTTATTAATCTTCATCTCTTTCATCTACAGTTCCACCCTTTCTAACTATAACGGGTTCGTAATCTTTGTGATCTCGTAGCATTAAATTTCTGGAAGAAAGTGCTTTAATTCCTTCCTCTACAATCCCGCGTGGATAGGTCACATGAGAGACGTACCATAAATTTCCTTGCTTTTTCATATGGAGAGCACCTAACTCTCCGGTTTTTGGGTCTACTAGTTCTGGGTGATAAAGAACCACTCGCCTATCAGGAAATATCTTCCCGTATGGATACAGTAACTTTTCCACCCATGTTCGATCCATATCTACCTCTATCTCACTGGCCGTATGTCTAGAGTTATCACTAAATGCTGCCTAAACTTAATACTATGACCATAGAACTCTCCATCCTTCAATGGAACACCTGGAGGTGCATTTAAGGATAAACCTTTCTTACCTGCTTCATTCATCTTTTGCATGTAATCTTGCGCTTTTATTTGAGCATCTATTCTATCAAATGCCTTAAGGCGCATAGAATATATCACTTTTCCGCAATCCAAATCTACCTCCCATAACTTGTACGCACTTTTAGGTGGGATACCATCTAACCATCTAGGCAGAACGTTAAATTGCTGCATAGGCATATCTACTTACCCTCTGCTCTCATTATATCCTTCGCTACATCGCGCGTTTTATCTCCGAAACGAGAGGCTACATTAATGCGATGCTCATACTTAATAAGTAGGCGTCCTACTTCGTTTGCTTCTATATCGTATTCTACTGTTAGATACTCTCGCAGAGCAGAGATATGACAAGCTTCATCTCCAGAGGTATCTGTTTTCTTACTCATTCGGGTTTGATCCAGAAGTTAAAGCTACCAGTTACTTCGTACTCTTCGCCTTCATATTCTACATAGAGTCCCGTAGACTTCATTCCCATACTACCTATCAGGACAGTTCTTCCAGATTTAGAAGGACGAGGATTAGGATGAATGGTAAGAATAATATCTCCATCATCATTTATTTCGAACTCATGGGGAACCTTTACTCTAACCTTACTCGGCTTAATACCGTTAGAGCTAACCTTCTTAACGGGTTCTACAACGGGAGCAGACTTCTTTTTCAAGTTCGATGCCATCTCTTCTTTCTCCTTTGTCTCAACCTTCTTCTTAACCTTAAACACAGGCACTTCGTAGCCTCTCACTATAGCTTCCAATGCATGCTTCTTTTTCTCATATGCTTCTCTATATGTATTAGAAGCCCATTTTCCAGTAATGGATCGGAATATATAACCGATGGGTTTATCTGGTTTAGCTCCATCGAGAAGATAAATATAATAGTTATGCCCTTCCCCAACTTGCTTTTTCTCGATTTGAACTTCCCTGCCTAGTACCTCTACAACCCTTGGCTTATATATCTCTCCACCCTTTTCAGGTTCTTCTACATCCTTCCCTAGATAGGTTCGAACTAAAGCTTGCGCCGCTTTATCTCTGGAAGAATACCGTAGATCGGTATCTAACGCGTCATTATTTATCACCCATCCCTGTTCATTTCTGGAAATAATACCTATAAGCTTTTCTCGTCTATGATTAGGATTTACTTCCAGAACTTCGTATACATCCTTCTCTATGGCGGTAAAGGATATATACTTACCTTCTATGAGCGGCATTTTTATACTCCCCTTTTCTCACCACCAATACCAGAAGAGGGGAATTCCCTTCTGGCTAACACCTTTAACGCTTGCTCCGCGTTTCCAGGCAGTCACTACTACCACTGGAATCCATATGAGAATGGATAACAGGAACAGTAATAGTGACCACCCGTTATGGAAAACGCAATACAAACCTAAGGCGACAGTAGTTATTCTAGCGGCAGTCCTCATCAGGATTAGGTATACCTGAGTCTGCGAATATCTTTATCAGATAAAACGTATAGATAAAAACTCCGCAGAGAATCATCAAGTTAAGTATCGAAACTACCAATGTCGCTATAAGAATCCCTATCATTGTAGTTTCTAGACTTTCTTAGCACAGTCGGGACCGAGCCCTGCGTTAATAGAAGCAGGAACGGTTAACTGTCGTCCACAACGATAACAATTACCGCTGCGAGTAGCATACTCCAGCCCTGCTTTTTCAGGCTTCTTCAGAAGAATCTCCACTGCCCTAACTAGAGACTTTGCGCTTTCGCTAGGTGACCCATCTTCCTTCTTATGTTTCTTCCAGAGATAGAATACCTCGTCCCCTTCCTTATCGTGATTAATAAATCCGAAGCCACTATAATCCCTACTGTTATCGGGACCATGTAGATAAGAGATAATAGTCTTACCTGGAAGAGTAATGGCATCGAGAGGTTTCGTCTCTACTTTTAACGTGCGATAATCTCCATCCTTAAATACGCAGGTATAGAATCCGTCCTTAACCTTACAGGGCGGAGGCGTCTTCTCTGTCGATACATTAGAGGCAAATACAGGGTCCGGCGGAAAAGGACTAGGCGAAACAGTTCTACCATTCCCAAACGGACCTTTTCCTAAGGACTTGAAATACTTGTCAGTCTTATCCATTTCTGGAGTAATACGGATAATACTAATCTCCGTATCATGCTTAAAGTCATCCCATCCCTCTACCCTACGAACCTCGTTCTCCAGGGGAGTGACATCTTTCATAAAGAAGTTCTGCGACTTTCTCTTATTAACTATATAATACCATTCTCCTTCCAATTCCTCTTCATCTTTTCCTTCTGCGATAATTACTTCCTTAATTAGTTCCTTATTCCTAAACTGGCGCTCGATAAGCTTATAGGGATTATTATCTACTGGCTTATCTACTTTAATCTTATCCACAGACTTATTAGTAACAGAAACGGTTTCCTTCGGAGCCTTAATCTTCTTCACCTTCATCATAGCTCTCTTCTCCTATTATACTACATTCGCCTTCTACTGCCCACTTCCCTTCTTAGGCTTCAAACGGAGCGTGTTTGTTGATTTCTTTACTTTCTCTTCCTTATTTATTTTCTTCTTTTTCTTTAACTTAAAGGAGGTTTTTACCTCTTCCTCTTCCTTATCTCTGGAAGGTAATGTATATGCTCCTCTAGGTTTGAGGGAGACAGGTTTCATATATGGTAGCTCCTTTATTACTACTTTACCCTTTTTATTTATCAGGGCAGGAATAGTTTCGCCTCTCATACATGAATATCCATAGAGTATATTACTCTTCGGCATTTCTACTAATATATTTAGTAGAACGTGCCCATTATCATCTATATCTCCTTTCTTATAAGCCCAATCCACAGTTTCTACCGTACCGAGATATGAATCCTTCGACAGAGAAGGAAACTGACAAACCATTCTTAATCCGGGCTTTATGCTTTTCCTACTAACTTCGATCCATTTTACTCTAACCTTATCTTTCTTCATCTTCGTTATTAAGTATATTCCAGAGTTTCTCTGCTGTCTCTAGATATTCTTGCGAAATAGTGTAATCGGAACCCGGAAGTTTAGGATCGGTTTCGTAGATATCAGCATAGTAAAAGTCATCTCCATTCTTTACTACTACCCTATGCATATTAGGGTCTTCATAGATTAACCCTAAATATGTCACCCAAATACTACTACCCGTTTTAGGAATGGTGAACTGCGTCTGAATACGGATCATACATCTTTCCTTTCAGAGATATGTTCGGCTTAAATAGAAATAGGGGAGAGATAAACAGCATCTCTCCCCTGATAGGGCTAGTATTTAGTTATTAGTTAACGGCGAGAGGCAAGCTTCTTGCTGAGACCGGACAGTTTCTTTCCTGCGCGAACCTCTTCTCCAGCCTTCTTTAGTTTACTAGCAATATTCTTTACAGTAGTATCTTCGTCATCCTTCTTACTCTTACCATTTCGAGTAAAGGTTACTACTACATCCTCTTCCTCGTCCTTCGGCTTATTCTTAGAACCCTTCGGGCGTCCGGGTCCGCGCTTTACAGGAACGTCTTCTTCTGCTGCCTTCTTGGGACGATTAATCTTTCCTCTCTCCAGAAGCGTCTTAGCTTCTGACTTACTTACTTCCTTCGTCTTAATCTTACCCTTCTTTACCTTCGGAGTAGGAGTCTCCTCTTCCTCATCATCGTCATCTTCGCCATAAGCAAAACGACTCTTCTTTGCCTTCGGCTTATCTTCGTCCTTATCCTTCTTTGCCTTAGGAGTAGGGGCAGAAGAAGAACTAATTCCAGTCTCTTCCATACGAGCCTTTGCTACCTTCGGAATCTTAAGATCAAACTCCTTATTGAGTTCCTGGCTAATCCTTACGACTCCACGCATCGACTTATTGTTAAGATCATCGAGCACGCCGGAATCAAAGTAAGCAAGAAGAGCGCGCGCTTTCTTCTTAGTTAGTTCGATATTAAACTGGTTATTCTTCTCTTCTGCGCTTTCGATAATCTCCTTAATATACTGCTTCTCCTCGTTGTCCTTATTCTTCTTACCCTTAACGCTCTCATAAAGCGTAGTGATAAGCCCTTCGGCCATCTTAACAGTAACGGTGCTCTTGCTGCTCATGGTATCATCCTTTCCATTAGACGTAGACATAGACTTCGAACTCTTCTCTTCGGCAAACGGCGAACTCTTCTTCTTGTTAACTGTAGCGGTAGACATTTCTTTAATATCCTCTCTGTTTCTGGTAAGGGAATTCTTCGGTTTCAAACCTCGGGCATTACGATACTCTTTCTTATTAGGATCGAGTACGGGCAAGTCCTCATCATCTCGCGTACTGGTTCGTATAATCTTTTTCTTCATCTTGAACTTCTTTTTCCTCTCGGAGATATCCAGGTCACGATCAACATTTCTGGAAGGTAACTTTATATTAGGGGCGGCTTCAGGTTCTTTTAACGATATATTCGGCTCCTTCATAGTCTGTGCGTATTTATTTAGATAAGCCAGCATACGTTTGGGTATTTCAAATCCCCCATAACTATTAGCTAATACTAATCGTCCATCCGTATTACGGACGTTTTGTAAGACGCTGTATTTTGGAGATACAGGGTTCACAAACTCGAATACAAAATGTCCTGTGGGCAAAACTTGCTTTAGGGTTCCTTTAATAGTGGGAGTAGGGGTTTCTCCATAGCTTTGAAACTCTACGACCGTCCCTAGCATAGCAGCCTCCTCGGGAGTCGAACAGGTATCAGGATCATATTATCATCCTTTCTCTTCCTCGTCAAGTTCTGCTTCGTGCAGTTTACAGAGCATCTTAGCTAAGCTTCTCTTGGACAGTAGACTGTAAAGTGGCTTGTATTCGAAAATGGGTAATTCGTGGCTACCAAGTAGATGAGGTTCGGGATTCCGAACGAGGATTGTAAAGGTTTGTACATATTTTCCGTACTGTGTCTTCCGCACAGTCCTGGCTAGAATGGCGTACTTACTCTTGCTTGCTTCCGCCACTTGTCTAGCTTGCTTCAGACGTTCCGAGTCAGAGAGGCTAAGCGGATTTGGTCTTAGTTCTTCCTTTTCTTCCTCTACTTCTGTTCTTGGTTCTAATATATAATCTTTAATCTTTTTCCTTTTTAGCATTTACTTTCTCTCTATACTCTCGATTAAGACGAGTTACCATATCATGTGCTTCCGTATAATCTAGTTTCCCTACTGATATTCCCCATCGAGGAACAGGAATAAGATCGTTTCCAGAATAATGGTTACCAATATTGTATATTACAGCATACTTACGAGGAGACATTTGCATAAGAGCGTAAGGCATATGTAAAGCCTCTTCCCTTCTCTCTTCCCATTCCTTCCTCTCCTTCTCTACCCTAGCAAGATACTGCTGATGAGGTGTAAGCATTACCCTTCTCTCTTTCTTACTCTACTATTAGAGTAAATCCCTGCTAGGGAATCGAACCCTAGTAAATCCTTTACTTCCAGAAATAGCTACCATAGCCAGGGAATCCTTCTACTTACTTAATTACTTCTTCTTTTTCTTCCCGTTCTTCTTCTTAGGAGCAGGTACTTCTACTGGCGGAGGAGTTTCCTCTTCCTCTTCCTCTTCCTCTTCCTCTTTCTCTTCCTCGTCTGCAAAAGGATCGGCGGGAGTATCCTCGTCCTCGTCCTCATCTTCCTCTTCGTCAATCATATCAGGCGTAATAATCAGGACAGGTTCCTTATCTTTCTTCTCTTCCTTCGGCTTACTAACGGGAGCAGTAACAGTAGGATTAGTTATCTCTAACTTTCCTCCCGATATTGTTCCTACCTTGATAGGTGGCGAGGTAGGAGTAGAAGACGGAACCTTAAACGTAGCCTTCTTCATCTCCGCCATAATAGCGGCTTTCATTAGCTCCTTTGCAAGATCATAAGCCTCTTCGATAGAGACGTTAACGATAAGAGAAAACTTGTTCTCTTCTTCGGCTTCGATAAGAATTCCACCATCAGCCGCATTCGATACATTAAACATCGTAACTCTCTCCCTTTTTAAGCTTAAACGTAGGGTTAGGATTTAACCCTAGAGCGACGGCAATACACTTCATACAGATATCCGTAGGTCTCACAATTCCTTTGTAGCTATGGGCATCTTTCCCATAATTACTTCCAGAGATGAACAGGTACACTCCTTCCTTTATCTTTATATACTTATCTTCCGTATCGGAAGCTATACCTCCTTCCTTATTGTAGCCTGGTTCAAACGGTTTATTACAGCTATCGCATACATATTGTGTCGTCTTCATTCTTCGTCCTCGTCTTCATCTTCGTCTATCTTCCTTATAAACTGCTCGATCATCTCATCAGAATAACCTAACGCTTTACCAAGTCGTCTGTGCCTTTCGTTACCCCTTATACCTTTGGTGAATACTTCTACTATCTCATTCACACTCTCTTTCTTACCTACGATAATCGTACCTAACCATAAAGCAGTTGTTAACCCTTCACACTTTGCCAGTTTTAGTATACCCTTATATAAACCTAGCTCCTCTAAACTGGATTTACAGCATAAAGAAGCAGGTTTTATATGAACTAGAGCCATGAATATATCATATATACTGTTGTCGTGGTGTTTTGTTCGACCCTCGTATATATCCATTATTCTTTTTATATTATTATTTATTCAGTCATCGTCTTCATCTTCATCTTCATCTTCATCTTCTTCCTCCTCGTCTTCGCCCTCTTCGTCCTCGCTATCCTCATCGTCTTCGTTATCTTCATCTTCGTCGTCTTCTTCTTTCCGAAGCTTCTTCGCTTGATCCCATGCAATTTCCAGAAGGTCTTCTGCAAAAGCTTGAATTACTCTAGGCGGAACCTCCTCGTACTCGCATTTAATGAAAGAGTCAGCATCATCTAGCGATAGGTGATAACTAACACTAGTTCCATCCGTCGTAAGGGCATAATGCGTTTTATTAGTCTCACATGCGACTGTTACTTCTTCCTCATCAATTACCCTTTCTACCTTAAGGCCGACAATGGACATACGCTTAACCTGCTTTACTCCCTTAGACATTTATCCTTCTCCTGGCACATACTCCCATTAACTCTATTGTTAATAGGGAGCATTCCCTCGGAGCGATTCGAACGCTCTTTATTTCTGAAAGGAAATAAGCTACCTGAGCACGAGGGAAACCTAAACGTTAGCTCCTATCCCTATACAGATTTACTAGCACGTTTGCTAATGTATCTATAGTTCGCTCTAATTCGTTGCTCCTAATCGTATCCTCTTTCGGAGGTTCGAACCTATCCATATGTAGATGTAGTAACTCATGCACGAGAGTTTCTTCCATATCATAAGGATCAGTTTTAGGACAAGTATCGTCCACAGGGTCAAGTAGTTTAATCAATGCCCTATTAGCATTAGTTCTCGTCCATACCTCTCCTTTAGAAGTATGCCATTCCATTTCATGCTTGCGAACTATTTCTACTTCCACAAACCAATCCTGTAAGCGTAGAATCTTTTGCCACGCTCTTAGCTTCTCTTCTACTTCCTCATACCTCAGCAATAATAACAAGCTTAGCTCCTATTCTCATCCCTTTTATGGGATGGCATGTATATTCTGTAGTCAATTTTCCCGCGCATAATGAGCGATATTTTAATCGCCCATTCTCTTTCTCCAGGGTCCCCTACGATGCTAGATAATGCATACAGTAATTCTTTCCAGAGATCAGCCTGATCCTCAGGCGCACGATACGGGCCACTCGACATAATATGCCGGGTAGCTTCCTTAAACTCATTCTTAATTGCCTTTTCCGTATCGGGAATAATCATAAGAATAGTTTTCGTTACCTCGCTAACGGGGCGATATCTACCCGACATTCTCGTTTCTCCTCTCTTCTATAAGCTTGTCTATGTAGGCTGCTCTATCCTTCTCAGCCTCATCTCTGGAAGAAAAAGGTCCTACATTCCCCTGTACTTCGTCGTAGTAGCAGAACCCATTATCGTACTCATATACTGCTTCGGGAATATTAATCGCATATTCGGGAACGTAGTAATATTTCCCTTCGTCTTCCCTATATATTCCGCCTTCTCCTAGTGTAATAGGGAAGGAGAAAGGACAAGGGAGAGCAGGGTTTTCTAGATTGAGAAGCTGTACCATCGGATATCTACCCGTGGTAATGTATTTGGCTTGTAGCTTTCCAGCTACCTTCATATGCATACATACCTCGCTATATGGGTTAGCGGATATGAAAATTTCTCCTGGCTTAACATACGTCTTCTTTCGAGCCGCTACTACTTCGATCATGACTTTACCTATTTCCGACTTTTCATCTAATACATAGTCGTACAGTTGCCCGCAGTACTTAACTGCAAGATGGTACATTTTACTTCCTTTAGGAAGTTCGCATACGAGTTTCCTCATACGCGCAAGCTTATCTCTGGAAGATAACTCCTTATCCTGCATAATCTCGTCTGGCGTCGGCATTCTATTTTCTTCCTTTCATATTAAGTCGCATTTCAGGAAACAGTTCATCTTTAAGAGAGTTAATCTCTCTTCCTTTCATCTCTAACCATACAGCAATCTTAAGGGCTTGTACTGCTTCTCTAGGCATTACTTCGGGAGTTATAGTAACCCATATTAACTCGTCTTCCGACCATGCATAAAAGACGGGCGTTAGATCGTCTTCGTATATTACGATTTGATATCGGGTAGGAAACTCTGGTTGCGAATATTCGAACTCGCAAGTGGTATTACCATCGTCTGGTTCTAATGCTTGCATTCCATAATTACCATCTTTAGGCATTCCTAGTTTCCCCTTTCTAGTATAAGCACGATAACAGCAGACATTATCAGTACTGCTGCTATTGTTAAATCTCCTATCGCCATAGATATGGCAAACATAACGAACAGGAATATCGCTATCGGAAGGGCTTTATCTTTACTCATAATCTTCCTTCTTCGGATCGTTAGAGAAGCAAACCAGGGTTACGGTTTTAACGATGGATACTTCTTTTAGAAGTTCAGTATTCTCTCTTTCCAGAATTGTCTGGGCAAAAGCATTAGCCTTCTCTTCAGAGTTAAAGATACGACTGTATCCGTTTAATCCGTTTATTACTTTTTTAGTTTCTACTGTCACAGTGTAGAAAGCGGGTTTTCCCTTCCTTACTCTTCGCATGGGTTTTCCTTTCCTTTACTAGAAGCGAGGGAACTACCGGAATAGTCCGGTATGGGGAAGTAGAGACAAAGGGTTTAGTTTCGTCTCTACTATTAACTTCGACGGGTAGCTAGAGACTCCTTCTCGGGTCTATGTCCTCGTTATGGTAGGACAGCCTATTACTTACCCTGTAGAGTCTAGCCTCTACGAGATCGGGTTTCTTCTTAAGCTTTACCAAGAAGTTAAGGGCTTCTTGTTTCGAAACAAAAGAAGGTTTACCTTGGTATCTATCCTGCAAGAGATACCATACCTCGTATTTAGGTGCTTCCGGTTCTACGAACTTAAGTGGCATGGGTTACTCCTTTACCTCTTCGTAATAGACGGGGATGTGTCCTGTCTCTTTGTTTACCACCTTAATCGAGCAGTAGAGCATGCCCTTTTCTCTCGCATTAAACGTGTCCCGAGCAAACTTCATGGCATGGATACCCATAACGAAGTTAGCTACTTCTATTTCTCCGAAGTAAACAGCATACCTAAGCATTCTCTTTCTCCTCTTGCCCGTTCTTAACTACACAAACACGCTTACTCTCTATGATATAGATCATGGATATATAAGGGACTACTTTCAGATTTTCCGCATACTCCTTCGCTTTCTCTAAGCTAGAAAACATTACACCTCCACTCTCAATCATCATATCATTGATTATGTGAACAGAGTAAATTGTTTGTTCTGTAGGGATACCGGATACAGATTCCCACACAGGCACAGATTCCCACACAGTCGGGTTCTTAATAAGCTTAGACATTCTCTTTTTCCTCTTCCTCTCCTAGTAAGAACGAATGATCTTATTCGTTCGGGTATCACGAATGCGGAACTCTGGGTTATCTCTGGAAAGAGACTTTACCCTGTTAATGTCCTTCTCCGCTACAGGGATAGAACCGCAGTACTTAACAAACTGCCACGCGCCTGCCTTAGCGGAAACGGGAAGCTTAACGTCTACCGAGTACATAATAACCCTCTCGATGCAAACGCCCTTCTTAACGGGATTGTTAAGTAAGGGAAAGGGAAGCATAGGGATTCGAACCCTATTACATCCTTACCTTTCCTTCCAGAGATAAGATAAGGACCGCTCCATGAAGCGTGTTTCCCTGTGAAATAGTTAGTCTAACTTATCTCTTTCCCATAGTAATACATACTGTTCTCCATCCATAGCATCATACTCCTTTGAAGTAGTTTCTCGATAGATGAACTTAACATCCGGGTACTGCTCTTTAATCCTCTCGATAACCCTTTCCTCGGGATAAGAGGACAGTATGGTATTCGTACGTACCGTGTTTTCGATGTAGTAAAGCCGTCGCATGGTTAACTTACCTGTTCGGGAGAAGCATAAACGGGTCTACCGTTTACAGAGAGACGATACAAACCCGTAGAGAGACGGAATAGAACCGTCGCAGGGTAGGTACTACCGCTAGGCGAACGGTAGTAAATCCTTCGTCCGGCTTCGGAATAAGAGACGGTTATCTCTTCCTCTTCGGGAAACGGTCCTCTCTCTTCGATAGGCGGAACGGGAAGATTACCTATGTCGTACATATGCATGGCTAGTTAACCTCTATCCATTCTCCTGTCGCCAGGTTCTTAACCCTAATCCAAACATAGTCTGGATCGGAGTTATGTTTGATCGTTAGGGCATGGCCCATAGCTACCACGGGAGAAGCGTAGGAGCGTACGAAGTCTCTCGTTACTTCCATAACTCCTGGCGTACCTAACTCCTGTTTAGATACGAAGCGATAGATAGCGTAAATTGGTTCCTGTTCTTGTTCGGGCATGGGTTACTCCTTACTCCTGGTTATCTCTGGAAGAGATAACGTTAGTCGAAGGGCGGACAGGGACGAGAAAGCGAACAGGTTTAGGACAGTGTTCTATCCGCAGTAGAATGAAGTAATGCGTGATAGGAGTTTCCATAGCGTACCTTTCCATAGCGAGGATTACTCCGTTATACTTAACGTCTTTTTCGTCGAAAAAGATACGTACTCCTTTGATGAAGTGAAGCGCGATACCTAACGCAGTATACTGCGCGTTTCGTAGCACGATAGATCGGGGCATGGTTTGTTTACCTGTTCTCCTTTACAAACGCCCATGCTAACTCAGGCGTACTAAAGCCTTCTTGCGAAAGTAATACCCTACTACCCGCGCAATCCTGAAGGGGATACCACATGCTATCCATGCAGAATTGGCTTACAGATACCTTCCCTCTCGTTTGCGTGTTACTCCAAACCTCTTTTCTTTCCAGAGATAAAGGACCGTAACCCTTAGGAGTATGGTTAGGGTTGCCTGCTTCTAACCATTCCACTTCGCTATTGCGATAGTCAAAGAAGGTTCCTTCGGGAAACGCTCCGCCATTCCTTAGCAAGAACTCTACTGCCTGAAAGGTAAAGATACCTACGGGCAGACCCGTCGATTCCACGAAGGAATCCTTACGGGTATTAAAACGCTCGTACCACCAGTTTCCATCGCTACGAGGGAACAGATACACTTGCGGGTAACTCATGGGAACGGTTTCTCCTAGCGCTTCTTAACCGAAGCGATCTAGCGACCGGATTATTCCGATACACTACTCCCTCGCGCGGAATCGAACCGCGTTATCCATCCTATCTCTGGAAGGTAAGGATAGATAGGTCCCGTACCGTACGGGCAAAGGGAACCCTAACCTAAGCGAGGGTTAGCGGGTATTACTTTGGTTGCGGGTATTATTTACTCTTAAAGCAGCAGACAGGTGTTCGTATCGTTCGAACCAATACTCCCAGTACGGGTTAGCGTAGGGGATAGTCGTACGAAGCTTTCGGCGGGTATGCTTAAGCTTATCCTCTAGGCTATGCATACGAGCACGCTTAGCGCGTCGATAGACGGTAGAGAGATACTTCTCCGGGGAAGGAATCGAGCGCATGGATTTACTCCTTTACTCCTAGGAAGGCGAAGGTTACTTCATGGGCGAAGTACTGCTTAGGCTTACCACCTAACGGCTTAACTACGAGGTTCCACTTTTCCCGGCAATCGGGATTCTGACAGGTTCGCCTGTATACGACCGTCGCATGTTCCATGAAGGGAATCCCATGCGAGAAAGAACGCCCGCATGAGGGACAGGATACCTTTATGTCTGAACGGTTAGGGATACGCACAGGGATACTCCTAAAAGGGAGAAGGGAAGGCAGGAGAGGGTTAGGAACCCTCTCCTGCTAGGATCGTAGGGTACGGACGAGAGAACGCGCTAGAGACGCGCTAGGGTTTACAGGCAGTACGACCCATAGAGGGATTCCGAAGAGACGAGTTCTCGTCGGATATTCGATACACCAGGAACGTCCCTCAGGCAGGAAACGATCTTCCTAGCATAGCTTTCCGACCAATGGAAACCCGTTAGCGAACCGTCGCGAGGGAAGGAACGAGAGAATCCGACACAGACAACCCTGCCATGGTCGCCCATGGTTTCAGACACCAAGAGAGTCTCTCCATCCTTCTCGCAGAACACGCGATATCGACGGGTGCGGAAACGGAACATGGGAACTTGCTCCTTTCTAGGAGAGGGTAGGGGACACAGGAACGGTCGGGAATCGAACCCGACACAATATCTCTGGAAAAGAATCGGAGATATGCTAGGGACCTTCCTAGCGTTCCTACGGGATAGCGGGGGAAAGGCGAGAGAGGATTAACGAGTATTACTCCTTTACGGTATGGGTATCCATACCCGCGATAGCACGTCGGGCGTACTCATTACTTGCCCAACCATTACGGACATAATCGCCATAGTAGGGCATGTTAGGGGACGGGACGAATCCCGCATGCCCATTTCGCATTAGCCACGCCATGACGCCCGGCTTCTTACTACCGTCTAAGCGATAGCCGGCCAGTATCAGCCGCTGGCAATACCGCGATACTCTCTGATCTGTCGAAAGGCGAGCAGCAAACGCGATTACTCTCGCCTGGAATGCGGGTAGGTGGTTCGCTACTTCATTCCAGAAGGGTTCGGATTTGGATTCGGACATGGGTTTACTCCTTAACGGGAACGAGAGACGAGAGAAGAAACCCGCTAGGGTTAGCTAACGGGTTCCTAGGGACGAGAGACGAGGGTTAGCGGGCGGAGTAGAAGGTTACGACGGGGCGATTCCTATCATCCTGTAGTTCCACGCGGGAACCGTTGCTCACGTACGCCCGGATATGTCGAGCTTCCTTTATCGCGTCGGGTAGATCACAACCGACTAGCCATGTCTGCTGCCAGACACCTTTGCGGTCGTACGAAACAGCGATGTATTCGCCTTTCATCCTAGCGGTTCGCATGTCTGAGATACGCATGGCAGGGTTACTCCTTTACCTTCTCGCGGGTAACAGATACTACCGACCAACCGAAGGACTCCCACCGCTCAGGGGTAGGGGAACGAAGGGAACGAAGGGCAATACCGGACAGGGTAGGAATGGAACGTCCTTTCGCGTTCCTCGTTTCCACTAGATAGCGCGAAACTTCATCGGCAGGTTCGCAGGCATCGTACCGCAGCATGTCAGCAGGGAAGGTTTCCGGTCGGGAACCCTTCGGACGTACGACGAAGAGGAACGAAGGCGAAGGACGGGTACAGGTAGACACAGGGATACTCCTAGAAGGGGCGTACAGACGCAAGAGAGGGAACGGGAACGCAGGTAACACGGGTATATCCCGCTTCGGTTAGACGGGCATGGGCAAGAGCAGCGTGCTCTTCGGAAAGAGGGATAGCTCGCTCAGCAGTACAAGGTCCAGCGAACACTTCGAATCCACCCCGTCCTTTCTTCCGGGTAGGGTTTGCTCGTATAACGTATACGAGGGTTCCCTCAGGAACTTGTCGCATGGAAGCAGGGGTAAAACCGAAGACGAGGAACATGGGCTTAGCGGACATGGGTTATCTCCTAGAGACGAAGAGACAGGGACGAGAATACCCGCCGGAGATTATCCGGCGGGTAGAAAGGGACGAGAGAGAGAGACGGGTTAGACCTTCTTGGTGTAGAGTCTCTCGCCTTCGCTCTCCTCTACGAAGGCGAAGGAAACCGACTCCGCGAGGGAATCCATTTCGGAGTCGTTCGCATAACAACCGAACTTGCAGTTTCCGAGAATCGCACCGGAGAAGGTCCCGAACCGGACGAGAGTCTTCTTGTTCTCGCCTTCCTGTACCCGACTCATCCGAAGGACGCGGGTATTCGCCGCACCGTTAGAAAGCGCATTGGTAACCGCGAGGACCGCTTTCTCGCGGTCGAAGAAAGGAGCGGGGGGAGCGGGAGCGGGCGGAGTCGAAGGCGAAGAGGCAGACTTCTGAAAAGAAACTGCCGCTTGTATAAGCCGCGCGAGGTTTGCATCATCGGGCGTGTTCATGAACTGTCCCACTAGCAGACAGAACGCTCTCTCCTTCGAATCCCGCTCTTTCTCGTCCTTCGAATCCCGCTCTTTCTCGGTTTTCTCGTCCTTCGCCTTAGGGGCAGGCGCAGGCGCAGGAGTCGGCGGATTAATCTCAGGGTTAGTACTGTCCGCGGAATTCCAGAACACGTAGTCGCCAGTCTGAGGCTTGTGTCCGACCGCGCGATAAGGCTTGCCAGGGTTCTCTTTCGCCAGACGAATGGTTTCCTGCTTGCACGCGTCCTTCTGGGGAGCGGCAGCATATGTCTTAATGTCGTACCACTGGCCTTTGTTGTTCAGCGTCTGGATCGAGAACAGATTGCGCTTGCGATTCTTGGACATGTCATTCTCCTCTTGGGTAGGTTGGGTAGGGGTATCGTCCGAAACCTGTTCGGACATAGGGACGAAACGAGATATCTCGGGCATGGGTACGGGCATGGGTTCGGGAACGGCAGTCAGGGACGCAGGGAACGATACTTCAATGTCCTCTTCTGCCGGTTCATTCGTCCAGACAGGATGTGTACTGCCGTCTGTTACTACCACCAGGCTACCCGGATTCTGGCGGTCGAAGTTCTGAGCAGATAGGATTGCTCCCTGCATGCTCGTGTTTGTGGAGATGCTGCGGAAACGGGGCGAACCGTCTGGCTTGGTGGCGTACGCGTAGCACGCTGTGTAAAAGGTGTCTGCCATGATGGTAACCTTATCTCTGGAAGGAACCCCTGGCTAGATTGCCGAGGGTTATGGGGACAGGACAGGAGAGGGAATCGAACCCTCTGGAAACCATTCCTGTCTGCTGCGGTTAGTCTGAGAAGTAGTTCTCAGCTAGGAAGAATCCCGTTCCATTCTGCCGGGCAAAGGTTCCTGCGCGGTCTTTTGCTTCCCTCAGGGAAGGGTAGCAGGCATACTCCTGCCATATACCAGAGTCAGACTTGCTGAACAGGACATAGAAACGGCCGTCTTCCTCTTCGATTAGGATAATCACGGAAACTTACCTCTGGAAGGTAACAGCCTAGCATTATGCTAGGAATAGGTCCGCCCGATTCGAACGGGTAAGTGTCGCATACACTCGCAGGAAACCCTTTGCCTGCCAGACCTAACACCACTCAGGCAGGAAACCTGAGGGATTCATACACTTTACCCGGTAAGCCTAGCCCTTCGGGGAAGAAGGGTAGGTTTCATCGCAGGAGTTCCTCTGTAGGAAACCGAGGAACCTACTCCCGTCGGGAATTGAACCTCTTGGTACGGATAGGCTAGTGGTTCCCTCTCCTGCTACGCTTGTGTTTCCGGGTAACTATCAGACCGTCCTTCGCGCTGTTCATTCGAAAAGGGTTAGTCGGTTCGGTTCAGAAGGAATGAGGTTCCTTCTCGCCTATTAAGACTATCCGCGATTCGAGTAGAATCGGAAGGGTTATAAGGGACATACCGTTATTCGATTATCAACCCTGTTTGTAGCTACGAAGCTAGAAAGAACGTCCTTCGAAATGGGGTATCGTTACTACCCGGAATCTCTGGAAGGAAACCCTATGGTGTCCCTAGTCGATAAGAACAGGCAAGAGGGAGAATCGGACAGCGAGAGGGTTCGGGAAACCGTAGAGGCTTCTTTCGCCTTCGAAGTGCTAGCCGGTTCGCCTTCCTGCTAGGGAAGGTTTCGCGTTCTCTCTATTCGTTTGCCTTAGCTTCCGATTCTCGTCTGGCCGTCTCTTAAGGAGAGGGTTACAACCAAGTGGGCTTTTCGCCGCTTTCTCCCTTTGGTCTCTAGCCGGTTCACACTAGAAGGGTTCGGGAAAGAGTAACGTCTTTCGGGAACCGATCTAACCGGAAGGGAGTGTTTTGTATCGGGTTAGCTATCCGCCGTTATTACAGGAGAGGTTTAAGAGAGTTCCTCTGTCTGCTGTTCGCCTCTCGCGTCGGTAAGGATGGAGAGGGGAGAGGGGAACCCCGGTAAGGGAGTTCCGCCGGCCCGTTTTTTCTCGGGTCTGCCCTACCCTATCCACTCCTACATGAGAGGTCAAGTTCTGGAAGGAATAGGTGCGCGAGTTTGTTGCGGGAGAGTGAGCGGGAATATAAATGGGGTATGGGTAATAGTAATGGGTAGGGGGAATATGGGAAGGGAGACGGATAAGGCCAGGGGACGGGTAAATATAGAGGGATTTTAGAGGGACGAAAATAGTTCCTGTCTACGGCGGGAGACACGAAAACAATCTTTAGATCATGTTTAGAAATGGGGTAGTTTCGATTACTATTGTTTCGCTGCTCAGGGGGTTTTGCGGGGGTTCGGAAAGGGGTTACTAGTCTTTTCCATAGACATGTCTGACCCGTTTTCTAGGGGTAGGAAATAGGGTGGAAAGGGGGTTCGGGAAAGGGGCGAGGGTTCTTAAGGGCTTAACGAGAGAGACGGGAGAGGCGGAAGGACGTAGAGGGACGTAGAAGGGTTTTCTCGCAGTTCTGGACGCTTTCTAGGGGTATGCCAATGGGCGAGGGAAGGTGAGAGGAACCCTGCCTGCGATGGGAGAGGGACGAGAGAGGGACGACCAGGAGAGGAATGGTATGTACGACCAGGTTGCAAAAACTAAAGGGAAACTAATAATAGTAATCGAATAGGGCGTTTGTTAGGGCTTGTTAGGGGGACAATATAATCTCGATTTACATTAGGCAGGGTTGTAAGGGTTAAGTGTATACCATAAGGGGGTGGTCCGGGAATTGTAGGTTCGAAAACAGTCGGGAGCCTTATTACAGAAAAATTTTAATATTTAGAAAATAAACCTTATTTTAATTATTAATACCCCCCCCCTATTTCTGGAAGAAAATATGATCTAAAATAAAAATTTTAGATTTTAGAAAATCGCGCTTATTTCTGGAAGAATACTTATATAATTAACCGTAGAGTTCGATTATCCTTCCGGGCGGTTTAACCGTTAGGGTGGCTACTATGTGTCGGAGGCTATGCGAATAATTGTATGTGTTAGAGCTTAGGGTAGGTGATGTAGGAAAAAGTTGCTAGGGAAGTTGCTCGTATGCGTATATCATATACACATGCGCGTATATGATATATACATGCGCGTGCGCGAATAAGGTACTACTACTACGTAGTAGTAGTACTACTTATACTTAGTACTAAGTACTTAGTACTAAGTATAAGTACTACTTATACTTAGTACTAAGTACTTAGTACTTAGTACTAAGTACTTAGATAACTCATAAGTATACTTATACTTAGGATAATATAAAATATAAGGCAGCGTAACCCAGATTACACTGTCACTAAGCCCACGATAGGGGGTCCAGGGGGATTTCCTATTATATAACGTTATGTTTTACATATGTTTTACATATGTTTTACATATGTTTTACATATGTTTTACATATCCTTCCAGAGATGTTGCGATGATAAAGAGTTGTAATCTAGCCCACACCTCTCTCGGCACACTTTTTTTTCTCTCGCTACCTACCCTGAGTCCTAACTCATACAATTATTCAGACGAGTTCGTCTACACTTTAGTCGTTCTAACAGTTAGGCACGCTTTTCGGAACAAGAAGGAATTCAGTACAAAAGATCGTATACTAGATAATAGAGCGAACAGAAGATGTAGATGTTGCGATGATAAGGAGATCGTAATATCTATTATTTTTACAGTCCTTTATAGTTAAGGAATGAAAAGGAAAATGATAATAGGTTTTATCGGTATTAGAGGTTATTGTGCGAGTGATAGTGATTTAATAGAGCTAATTAATGAGTATCCTTTTGCTGAATGGTATCATGGTGCAAATTCTGATTTTGATAAACAAATAATGAGAGTAGGTAAAAAGTTTGATATGGATTTAACATCGGTTTGTATTAATCCTAAACCTATGCCTGTATCGTGGATATGCTCGGATTGGAAGGATGAAAGAATTCCATTTAAGAGTGAAAGGCTTATAAAAGCCTCTAATCTGGTTGTTATATTAACAGATAACAAACCTAGAGGTTTAATCGGTCGCACACTTAGATATGCTCAAACCTTAAATAGAGAAGTATTAACTTTAGACCCTATTATAGTAAATGGTGCTGAACGTCAAAATAATATAGAAAAAGCTAGACAAAGAAAAGCAAAGTTAAAAGAGGAAGAAGAAAAGAGAAAGATGATTAACGCGATACATGATGCAGTCAATAGTCCTCGCGTTAAAAATCCAAAAGCAATCAGCTTTATAGGGAGTAAAGATAGTACTATAGACCCTTTATATATAAAAAGGATTGCTAAAGAGTTTCCTAAAGCTAAATGGTACTGTGAAAGCGATACTAATAGTTTCTGTAATCAAGTTATTGAAGTAGGTAAGAGGTTAAATAGAGAAATTAACGTGGTTAATGTTAATGAAAGTGAGATACCTAGAACATGGAATAAGCTACAATCCAGGTGTGTGAAGCTAGTGAAGAATTGTGATATACTTGTCGCGCTATGGAACAGGTCTGAAGAAGGAAGAGTTTTCTTTTGTATCTGCATAGCGAACAATGATGGAAAAGAAGTAAGAATATGGGACTCTAAAGCTTTAACACTGATATAGGAGAATACATTAGCTATGAGTAACGATCTTACTAAAAAGTTAGCACAAATCGGAGCTACAGCCGTTATAGAAACACAAGATTTCATTTTTCGATCTTATGATACTCCTTTAGCTAGAAGAAATAATGCTATGCTTGAACGTATAACCAAAGCTATACAAGCTGCAAATATATCTTCCAGAGATTTAGAGGAGATAAAGCATGGAACAGGATAATACTGTTAGTAATACTGCTATTAAAGTAGAAGATAACGAGCGTACATATAAACCAGGCTTTACCTACTGTGCCTACTGTGGTCAGACCTTCGAGGTGGATGCTGAAGGGCACCCTAGTAAAGCGGTAGAACCGCCTGATCGTATGTCTGTACAGGCCGTAAGCCGTCATATTATGACTTGCGCTGCTCATCCTATATCTCATCTTAAACATGATTTTATACGGGCGTTAAGATATTTGGAACAATCTCATATCATAAGCGCCCCGGAGTTTATTAAGATGATGAAGGAAAAATGGGGAATCTAATATGAATATTATTTCCTTCCAGAATTTATCTCCTCCGAGATGGTGTATGTCCTGCGAACAAGATTTCGATCCTGATGATCCTTATTTCATGGAAATAATTCTAAAGGACGGAATCTATAAGGTACATCTAAATTGCTTTCCAGAATTTTGCGCGAATGAAATCCCGAGGAATCTATGGAAGATAATAACACCGTTGTATATAGAGATGATACACATGAGGGCGAGGGGAATACAGCCCCTTTAAGAGATAACGAGATGCGTCCTACGATGACGGGGTGTATTCCTGTAAAAGATAGCGAAATTCTATATGATTTATATAGAAAACGACCTGATATTTTTAATGTAATGGTTCGTTGTGCTGTTAAGTTAATAGAAAAAGGTAGCGATTATTGTGATAATGATCCTAGTTATCGTTCTAATTTAATGGCAAGCGAGGAAATAGGGATACCTGCCTGGAAAGGCGTTATGATTAGAATGATGGATAAGTGGGCTCGTCTTAAAACTTTTGCTAGAAGGGAGTATTATGAGGTAAAAGACGAGAGTTTTGTCGATACGGCTATAGATAATGCGAACTATTCGATGATTATAGTTACTATATACGAAAGTTTAGCGAGGAATAAGGATGAAAGTAAAGAAGAAAAAAGGAGATGAAAGAAGGCTAGATTTAGTTTATAAAAATAAGAAAAAGCCCTTATATATAGATGAATATGGAACAAAGGTATTTGCTCTCCATCCTAAAACTAATGAACCTATCTGTGGCGCTATAAGTCAGCTAGGAAATGATGAGATATGTATTAGAAAGCCTGTAGGACCTAATGGTAGATGCTGGAAGCATAAAGGTAAAGCTTATCCGAAGAATACAGCGTTAGCAAAAATGCCCGAAATGAAGGGCATGACGGCCAAATATAGCCATTTACCTCCAGGAATGGTTGGTTCTTTCATTACGACGATGCAACTTCCTGACGAGGAAGTTGTGTCGGTAAAGTCAGAGATAGCTTTTATAGATGCTGTTATTTCAGAAGAAATCGAAGGATTTAAGGACTTCAATTTCGCTTCTATGAAGGTTATAGAAGAACTATCTGCTGATATCATCGAACTTGCAGACGATGTTACCCATAAAGGAACAGAAAAATTAAGGGATAGAGCATACGCTATTGCTATCGCTGTAGAGCAGTTTAAGAGTAAAAAGGCATCTGTAGATAGAATTAAGACGCATCAGGAGCATAGAAGGAAATTAAGCGAAACAGAATCGAAGCTAATTTCTTCTAAAATGCGCCAATTAACAGCAGAACAGGCTATTCAGTTTGCTACTGGACTGGTCGCTATCGTTAATAATCATGTTAAGGATATAACTATACTGGAGATGATTGCTGATGATGTAGAAAAGCTAATGCAGGTGCCTAAAGGTTCTCTTCCAGGAATTAGGAAGTTTATGGAGGAGCGCCGAAACGCTGGTTTTATGAAAGAAAGACCTAATATAGTCGATGAAACGAATGATGACGATGTTATTGATGTACCTTTTGGTGTTAACCCTAGTAATTACACTAAACCTATAGAAGAAGATGAAGATGACATGGACGAGGAATAGTATTATGTGTATTCTTCCAGAGATAAGGGGCGACAAATGCCAGAGTTAGGCGCAGGAATAGGGCAAACAGTAAAAACTGTTCTTAAGAATAGTTTAGAAGCGGAAACTCCTTTTTTACCTCTCGCAGAGGTGGAAATAGAGGGTAAATATGACCATAATATCATTACTAATACTCATATAGAAGGAGGTATAGAGATTGCTGCGGCTCCCGCGATACCTGTATCTCTAAAGCTAGGTGGTTCTAGAGATAGAAACGTGACAGATAACTCGAATTTGAGAGTTTATGTAAGGTATTTAAGGCTATCTTTCTTCGGGCCTGGTACGCAGCCTCATAGTGGAGGAGGCGGAACAGATAGTCCTATTAATCCGCCTACTGATCCTGTAGATGCAGGTACAGAAAGTCCATTTCTAGGCGGAGGTAATCCTCATGCCTGATGATGTTTCGGATAAAGCTGAATGGGGAGAAGCAGTAGAGGCTTTAATTAGGCTTACTGCTAGAGGAGCAGCAGCAGGAGAAGATGAATTAAAAGATAAGGAAATGGTTTTATCAGAATTGGAAATGGAAGCTGCTGCTACTCCTGTATTTATTAAAAAAGGAGATAAGACAGAAACAGATTACGATAGTAAGGAACCAGGGACGACACCTTTTAAGTATAGAGTTCTATACGTTAGATTCCCTAAACCCACTATATAGAAGGAGACAATTATGACTACGACAGCCGCTCCGAAGAAAACTATCTTTACAGCCGATCCGTATGGTGAGACGACTGTTAGAGGAGATATTAGTTTAGGATGGCTTGTTATTATAGGCCATATGTTAGGTTTGGAAGGCGATCTGGAGCATATGGGAATTCAGGCTCTAAATATGGCTATCAGAGAAGCCTTTCATAAAATCTACATGACTGATGATAAGATTAAGACGATGGCTAAGACTCTTAGAAATAAGGGCTTTACGTTAGAGACTAAAGGTTTCGATGTTTTAACTAAAGAGATCGGTTATTATATCTGGAAGAAGATAATCCCGATTACATTTGTTGCCAAACAGATATCTAATAGTCAACATGCTAAAGTAATGGCTATTATGAAAGAAAGTAATCCAGATATAATCAAAGGTACGCAACAAGACATTGTTCGGAGTGTAATGCAGGCTACGGTTGATCTTACTTTTTAACTAAAAAGGGGCTATGTGACGTTACTTGACAACTAGGGTATAATGAAGTTGGGCTTGGGAGTAGCTTTCTCCTGATAACCTCTACACCGACCACACATGAACAGGCGTTATGGGTTATACCTGGAAACAGGTATAACCCTTTTTTTTTCGTCTATGTTTAAGGATTAAATATGGCTGGTTTAGGTAGAAAGATACCGCAGGATTGGGAGCATGTAGAGAAGTATCCGATTAGAGGTGCAGCTTTACCAGTCCCTAAAAAGGTGGAGACTACTATAACTACACCTTATATGGATGAATTGATCGTTTTCTATAATCAGGGAAACGAAGGCGCGTGTTTTCCTGCTGGAACTCACATTCTAATGTCTGATGGCTCTATCAAGCATATAGAAGATGTAAATCTTCTTGATAGAGTTATGACTGCTGAATGTGGAGTAGGGCAGGTAACTAATTTAAGTGTTAGAAAGTATAAAGGAGATATACTAAATTTAGTTATATGGGGTCATAAACATCTTGCTCTCACACCTGAACATCCTGTTCTAACAAAAAGAGGATATATTAAAGCTAAAAATCTTACTGAAGATGATTTTATAGCATTCCCTAAGTGTCTTACCGAGTACGTAAGTAAGAAAATAAAGCCTTACAATTATCTTGCAGATATTAATCTTAATAGAATTCAAACTACAGGAACAAGAAATTGGCAAATTCCTGGTCGTAGAATTTGTACTGTAAGATTAAATCCTGCACCTAAAGAGATTATATTAGATAATGATTTTGGTGTTATAGTGGGTTTATTTTTAGCTGAAGGAGCTACTACATCAAATAAAGTATCATTCTATTTTGGTGGTCATGAAAGAAAAACACTTGTTCCTAGATTAGATCAGCTACTTAGAGAGAAACTAGGTGTTGAGCCTTACGTGCAGATTAGAGGTAATGGTAGTATAGTTGTAACTATATTTGGTAAAATATGGAAAACATTATTTGAAAAATTATGTGCAACTGGATCAGGAAGTAAGTTTATTCATCCTGATATTATCTCAGGCCCTGATGAATTTCTAGCTGGACTTGTAGAAGGTTGGTTACTAGGAGATGGTCATTGTAGGTATGAAACTTCTAATGGTAAACGAAATGTAGTTTCTGGAGTTACCATTTCTCATGATCTAGCAATTGGTATGTTTGAGATTATTAATTATCTAGGCTACCAACCTATTATAAGTACACGCGAGCCCTCTAATAACAGGTATGCTAAGGTTCGACAAAATATATGGGAAGTTGGTTTTCAACTAGATACTAATAAACACTGGCGGGCTGAGAGTGATGAACATTATACGTGGAGAAAATTACGTAAAATAGAGAGCACGAAATTCGATGACTACGTATATAATATGTCGGTTGAGGGAGATGAATCTTACATAGCTGAAGGTGTAGGCGTACATAACTGTACAGGTTTCTCTGCCTCCTGGGTGATGAGTCTTCTAAATAAACTTGCTATCCATCTAGGTTATGATGCTTTCTGGCTTTATAGACAAGCACAGTTAGTAGATGGTAATAGAAATACACCTCCACAAGAAGGTTCTACCATACGTGCGGCTTTTGATACGCTGAAAAATAAAGGTCATGTAATAGAAAATATACGTACTAGATTAAGTAATGGTCCTGATGTTAAAGAAGGCGTTAAAATATATAGATGGGCTCAGACAATAGATGATATCAGGGCTGCTATAAATCAGAGAATTCCTTGCGTTTTGGGTTGTAACTGGTATTCGGAATTTGATAGACCAGTTATGAGGAAACGCGGTGCAATTACTGAATACTGGATTGGGACTAGATCAGATTGGTCTTCTATTCGTGGTGGTCATGCTATTTGTATTAATGGAGCTAGTGATTCGAGGCAGGCGGTAAAACTTCGAAATTCATGGGGTAAAAGCTATCCTCCTGTATACATATCATATACTTCTCTCCAGAGATTGATCGGGGAAGCTGGAGAAGTAGGTATTCCGACTGATAGATAAATAAAATGCTTAAGACGCAATTTCTGGATGGTACTCTTAATAAAGCTATTCAAGATCATGTTATTTCTAGCCTTCGCGGACAGTCAGATAACGCAAAGAAACCATCTAAATATGCAAAATACACGCGAAGTCCAGTAAAATTCGGGATGCAAGTTCTAGGGGATATCTATACTCCAGAGATTCAGCGTTTAATGCTGAGTGTGAGAGATAATCCTGTAACTGTAGCAAAAACAGGGAATGCGGTGGGAAAAGTCATGCCGCTGCTAGGATAGCAATATGGGCCTTTACTTGCTTCCAGAGAGTTCAGGTCTACCTAGCGGCGGCTCCTCCCGAAAATAATCTGAGAAATATCTTATGGGGTGAAATTAGTAGTATAGTAGAAAAACATCCCGAATTATTTGTTGGCTGCGATATCTCGTTTGCTAGCATGTATATTAGACGTTCTAAGCTTGATTTTATCCAGGGATTAACTATTCCGCTGGCAGGAACACCTCAACAGCGAGAGGCTAAATTCTCTGGAAAGCATAGAGAACACATTTTCTTTATTATTGATGAGGGTGATGCTGTTCCTGATGAAGTTTATAGAGGAATAGAATCATGTCTCTCGGGTGGTAGTCTGGCAAGATTATTAGTTTTATTTAATCCAAGACGTGCCAGCGGTCCTGTGTATTTTATGGAAAGGGATGAAGTTGCGAACGTTGTCGAGATTAATGCTTTATCTCACCCTAACGTGGTTAGTGGGGACAACATTATCCCTGGTGCTGTTACCCGTGATACAACCGTTCGTAGGATTAATGAATGGACTGTTCCTATTCCATTAGGAGATCAGTTAAATTCCGACAGTTTTAAGGTTCCAGAGTACTTAGAGGGATTTCAGGCTAAAACATATAAGAAAGATGATTTTTATCCTCCCCTTCCTTCTGGGTATAGGAGAGTGGTAAATCCATCGTTTTCTTATATGGTACTGGCTAAATATCCTTCCAGAAGTGAGGAGCAGTTAATCTCACAGGAATGGATTGATAAGGCAGTAAGAAATTATAGGAACTATACTAGAAGAACTGGATTATTCCATGTTCCAGGTATTAGACCAATTATGGGTGTTGACCTGGCGGAAAGTGAACAGGGCGACCTTACGGTTGCGACGCTTCGGTATAATTATTTTGTGGCTCCGCAAGTTGTTTGGAATGGTATGGATGCTATCAGGAATGGGAATACAGCAGCAGATATTTACATTCCCGCTCACGCTCGATACGCTAATGTGGATTGTTCTGGTTTAGGATCGGGAACTGTTGTAACCATGATGGGTCGAGGTTGTAAAGCTAATCGCGTTATGGTTCAGTCTGCTGTTAATGAAAAATATCTGACTCAAGAGATGAAAGATTTAGGGCGGTTTAATAAACTACGCGATCAGATGATGTGGATGATGAGAGAATGGTTAAGGACAGATGAGCACGCTGCAATTCCTGATGATAAAGATTTGCATGAAGAACTCATCGCTCCTAACTACGGTAAACATCCTGTCACTGGTAAGATTACTATGGAATCTACTGATGATATTAAAGAAAAGATTGGTAGATCGCCAGACCGCTTTATGTCGCTCATGATGACTTTTGCACCTGTGGATGGGGCTTTTAGTTCTGAAGTCCATTCATTCGATTATCTGGGTGGGATAAAAGATGCCCGTTATCCTTTCTGAGCAGTTTTATAGTTCTGCTCCCTCTGCTTCAATTCATAGTATCATTAATAATGATAGAAATAAGTATGTTAGTGGTTGCGATCCTTTAAGATTATATAGAAATTACGTAGAAGGAAAGCAGCAGCAAACTCTAACAATAGGGCAGAGAGAGATTCTACGAGAAGTAATCGGTCACGAGTTTGCAGATAATGTATGTTTGCAAATTATTGCTGAAGCTGCTGACCGATTAAATATGATTAGATGGACTTGTGAAGATAAGAAAGTTCAAGAGTTTCTAGATGCTCTATTTATTACCTCCTCTGTTGAAGATTTTGCAGGAGAAATCCACTTCAATATGATTCAGGATGGTAATCATGTAGTAGCTCTAGGATGGGACCAGGAAGCACAAAGAGTAACTCTACATTCCGAACCGTGGTGGGATGAAAGAGAAGGAGTATTTATAGCTTACGATGACCTTCGACAGCCTAAATATGGTGTGAAGGAGTGGTATCCAGGCTATGATGAAGATGGTAATCCCAATGATAATTTGAAAAGAAGGAATATATGGTTTAAGGGTCGTCTAGAGAGATATATTTCTCCGGGTGGCGGGTCTGAATGGATACCATATTCTCTTCCAGAAGATAACGGTCAATGGCCGCTGCCGTGGAAAAAGGCAGATGGCTCTGATATGGCAATTCCATATGTTCACTTTATTAATTCTGGAAAAACAGTAAGAGGAGCGTATGGTAGAAGTGATCTAGCTGGCGGAGTTCTAGGATTTCAGGATCAAATTAATGATCTACAATATGCTATTACAGCCGCTGCTAGAATGACAGCTTATCAAATGTATACCGCAGCAGGAATTGAACCAAAGAAAGATGCTAAAGGGGATGACTTACCTCCAGAAGTGGGTCCGGGGCGTTTACTTTGGTCCAGTAATCCTGATGCAAAGTTTGGGAGAATTCCTGCTGGTGATCTCAATCCTTTGCTTTCTGCTTACGGTACGAAACAAAGACGTGTAGCACAAATGACCAGAACTCCATTTCACGTTATTTCTGGAGGAGACTGGCCTAGTGCCGATGCATTGAGAATTGCAGAACGTCCTGCTGTTCAGAAGGCTAATAGGAACGTAAGAAAAGGAAGAGTAAAATGGTCGGAAGTAGCTCATCGAGCTACGGAAATTAGTAATGCTTTTTCTAAAGATCAAACTCTGGAAGAAGATGTGGTAAAGGCCCCGATTGTATCGGAGTTTGGGCCTACCGAACGAGTAGAATTCGGCGATATGGCTCAGACTATTCAACAGCTAGGTGGTTTTATTTCTCGCAGAGAAGGTCTGAGAAAGATGGGATATAGTGAAAGCAGTGTCGAAAAAATCATCGCCGAAAAGATCAAAGAAACTACTGAATTCCAATCCGCCCAAATCGCACGAAACCAATCACAGTTTGATAATAGAAATAGATTCGGACAACAAAATGAGCAAGGAACAGGACCCGATCCAGGAGCTATTAACAAAAACTTGTGAGGATGAGAAGGTAGTATCTCCTCCTGTAAAGGGGAAAGTTAAACTAAAAGATACTAACTTCTCTTCCAGAGATAAACCGCGCATTGTAAAAGTGAGGATGGTGATAGATGGATTTTTAGGAGTTCTGGATGGAAAAGGAAATATAGTTCAGGAAATTCCTCTTCAACATATTCCTGGCAAACAGCCGGTAATTATCTCAACGTTAGATGAAGAAGGATTTGGTCGCGCTTTAGCTGAATGCCTTTCCATCCAGAAATACTATCAAACTGAGATAGATAAAAGCATAGAATTGGAGAAGGTAAATGAGCGCGACTCTTCAGAGAGCAATCACGCGCGTAATGGACGCAGATGATTGGGATAAAAATAGTTTTTCAGATGGTGAAGTTCCCACATTCGATGCTGGTTCTGGTAAGTTTATAGGGAGTTCTGGCGGTAGTATTGATACTAGTACTCTGGTTCATAAAGTTGGAGATACTATGACAGGGGAGTTAATAACTCCTAAACTAACTCTGCCTGTCACTGCTACTGCTTCTCCTAACTTTGGAACTCTCTCTATTGGTCCTTCTCCTTTCGATGGCGCTACTCCAGGCTTTTATGCAGGAAACTCCGCTGGAACATATTTTGCTATAAACACCGCTAACAGCTTTGCTGGTGATATCTTTCATATTCAGAAATTCGGAGAAACTAAATATAAATTTAGTGCCAATGGAATGTTGCAGCTAGGAAAAATAGATACTTCTGATATTGATCTGACTACTTCTGAATTTGCTGCGGGGATTTCTAATGGTTATGCTAGTCTAATGTTTGGAAATGAAGATAACTTATCAGAATTTGTTATCTTCAATAATATAATTCCAAAAACAGGTGGTGGTTATTATTTAACAAGTGATGCTGTTGCAGCAGCAAATAGCGGAATGTTTATCTATACATATGGAAATACGCTATCATTCCATACTACAGAGGTAACTACTCCGGGTCAGCTTCTTAATGTTGGGGGCGATTTTAGTTTACCGCTTATAGTTGCGGGAACGTCTTATGGTGGTATTAATGCTGGTGTTTCTGTTTGTAAAGTAAAAGATAGCGTCGGTCCTATTCTTACTGTTACTGACTGGGTACTTTCTCCTACTCTATTTTATATAGATTATACTGGTAGAGTAGGTGCTAATAAACAAATAATGGCTCAACATCTTGGGTCTTCGGTAAATGATAATACTCAGGATGCTATTAGAATCCAGCCTAGTAGTGCATTATCTGCTAATTATAGAGGTCTTACTCAATATCTAAATTCTACTGATACTAGTCCTACTTTTACACTAAATAAAGATGGAAAATTAGAGTGGGGAGTGGGAGGATCGTCTGCGTTAGATACTTCTTTTCAGAGATCGGCTGCGGGAGCACTTAGAATTAACTCTAAACTAGGAATTGGTGGAAATGCGATTTCTAGTTTAACTGTTCCTATTGCTCCAACGGTAAATGCTAACTATGGTTTGTTGTCTCTAGGAGCAGGTCCATTTGACGGCTCGACTACTGGATTTTTTGTTGGAGATGCTACAGCGAGTGGTGGAACTCATATAGCAGTTAATGCTGTTACTGGATTTGCTGGTAATTTTGTTGATTTGCAAGTTGCTGGTGTGAGGAAATTTAGTGTATCTAATGCTGGCGATATTAGTGTTGGTAATAATGTTATAGTAGCTTCTGGTGGTAAAATTCAATTTGGAAGTTCAGGTTTTGCTACTCCAGATATTAATATAAGTAGATTAGCAGCTACTCGATTAGGTATTGATGCTCAGACTAAATTTACTGCTTTAGGTTCATCAGTAAATGATAGTACGCAAGATACTGTTAGGATTCAGCCTAGTACTACGTTAGCAGCTAACTATAGAGGACTTGCAGTCTATCCCACTTCTGCTGCGACAACTCCTACTGTATATACAGATTCCGCGGGTGCTATACAGGTAGTAGCAGCGAGTACTTGGAATGGTGTGGCTCCTTATTTGAATCTAACTGGTAGTATGACTAGTGGTTCTAATGCTGGTGCGGCTTGTTTAATTAGAGCAACTCTTGATGCTAGTAATAATAATAATGGATACTGCTACGCTATAAATGGAAAAATAAGTGCTGCTCCTAATGCCACAACTCTTTGTGCTGGAGTAATGGGTACAAATTTATTAAATGTTGGAAGTAAGACTCAAGTAGCGGTTTATGGTTTAACTGGCGCTATTAATAACCCTAGTTCAACTTCTAAATTATATGGTGCTATATTTGGTGCTGGAAGTAATAATGCAACTGGAGCACATGTTATTGGTGTATTAGGACATACAAGAAGTGGTGCTACTATTTCTTATGGTGGGTATTTTACCTTTTATGATAGTGGTGTGCTAGAAGGGACGCTTCCCACTGTGGGTGGTAGTGGTAGTGCTGCTCTAGCTGCTGATAATGCTGCTATTGCTGCTGATATATTTAGAGCACTTGATAATGGAACTACGGTAGTTAGTATTGCTGATGGTGGGCAAACCAGACTTTCTATGTTAGGATCGGCTTCTGATGATGTAACTCAGGATGCCCTTAGAATTCAACCATCTGGTGCTTTATTAACTTACTGGCGCGGTCTTGCTCTATATAATGCTTCTGGTGGAACAGTTCCTAATTACTCCATCGACAAGAATGTAGTAGTATTTATGGGTAATAGTCCTGCTGTTCCTGGTGCTAATCCTACTAATGGTGGTTATTTGTATGTGGAAGCGGGTGCTCTTAAATACAGGGGCAGTGGTGGTACAGTAACTACTATCGCACCTGCGTAACTAGGAGATGACATGGCAGATTTTATAGCTAGAATTAAGAGGACAGTAGAAGTAGAAGAAGAAGTTCCTTTGTTGATATGGCAATGGACTATAGAAAGAGGTGACAGCACTACTCCTTCAGAGATTAATATTCTGTTACGGCCTGTAGATGAAGAAGGTAAATGGATAGAAGAGGCACAGGTTTTAAGAGCAAATCTAAAAGATGATATTAGTAATGAAGACCCAATGCTACAGAGACTCGTAACTACACTTATAGATTCTGTTATTCTAGACTCGATAATTCCTGAGACTCCTTTTACTAAACAATTTGGAATTGCAGGCCAACCTATACGTGATGGAGGACAGGTTATTTTGAGGGCTATGGGTCAACTATAGAGGTATAGATGGTATGTCTAAAATTATAGCTGTTATCGGGCATCAAACTAGACCAATTATGGTCAAGGGGCAAAGAGATGTAATTATTCGTTTTGCTACTGGCGCTTCGTTGGATGTTCCTGGGCAGAATCACGCTATTCATATCGAGCGGTCTAATAAAATAAGGGTGGAGGGCAGTTCTAGTAATACTATTAGATCGTTCATCGGTATATGGATTGGGAATACAAATGGGGATTGGGAAGATATTGTAGTAGATGGAGTGAGTGTTATAGGGTGTAGACAGCAGGGAATTCTGGGCGTAAATGCTCAGGGCGTCTTGTTGAATAATGTTACTGTTAAAAATGTGGCAGTTCAACATGCTGTCTACTTTGGTAATATTAATCGAGGTATCACAAAGAAAATCAGACTTAAGAGGTGTCACTTATCTCATACTGCTCTGGCATGCCTTCAATTTAATGCTGAAAGTGCGGCAGATAAATGTGGTCCCTGTGAGGTAATAGATACGATTGTGGAGAATGATTTTGCGCTAAATCTTCTCTCTACTAATCCAATTTCTTTCCAGAGGTGTACAATTAACGGCGCTACTCATGCTGACCATACATTTGCTCGTAATTGGCCTACTAGAGCAGTGTATGATAGTGCTACTAAATTTAGTAGAAAACCAATGGTAATGAGTGGTAGTTCAGTTAGTCCTGTCGGTAGATCTATAGAACATGACACAACTACAACGGAAGAGTAATTATGCATGTCACAAACAAGAACTGTTTCGCTCTCGTTAGGTGCTACATATATAGGGGCTCTATCTAGATTAAGAGCACAATTATATGATACTACTGGAGCATTAGTAGGTGGACTTGTTTCTTCAGGATTTGCAGCAATAGGTAGTAATGGAGATTTCGTATTTGTTTACGATTATTTAGATGATTTTAGAGGTGCAGTTCAGTTTTTTGATACGAATGATGGACTGCCTATTCCTAATCTTCCTGTTGTAGCTTTTGATCCTGAAGGAGCCTCTGCTTCTGCGGGTGCGGGTCCTAATCTAGTTAATCTTACTGTTCAAGATGGTGATGGAAATAACTTGAGTGGAGTATCAGTAAGGTTAGTAATTGGTATATATTCTTACTCTAATATTACTGATATAAATGGAGTAGCCTCATTTGGGTTAGAAAATGGAACTTATACTCTGGTTATGGAAAAATCAGGGTATGAATATACTCCTACTGAAGAGACAATCTCTGGAGATGAAGATATTACCAGAGTTATGTCGGCTACAGTAGTTCCTTCGAGTAGTAATCCATTAACCACCAATGCGACACTTTACACTTACGATAGAACAGGAGCGCTAGAGGGTAATGTAGATATTACGTTCAAACTAATTGCTGGGCCGGGAGAGGCTGGTCAATCACACTATTCTAGGCAATTTATCAAGAGTAGTGACTCATTAGGACTCTTAATGGTTACTCTGTTAAGAAGTTCTACATATCAAGCGTGGCGCGGAGATAATGAAGATGCAGTTCGCGTTACATTTACAACAGATGCTACTGGATCATACTTACTTCCAGAGATTTTAGGGTGGGAATAATGCCAGACGAAGATATTAAAAATGAACAGCAGGAAGATAAGAAGCCTGAGGAAAAGAAGCCCGAAGGGGAACAGAAGGAAACTAAAGAGAAAGAATCGCCGAAGTATCTCACCAAAGATGATTTTCAATCCGCTGTAAGTGAAGCCGTTAAGCTTGCTCTTAAGAATGTTTCTGAGGAGCAGGAAAAGAGTAATAAGGAGAAAGAGGCTCAAGAAAAGAATGATTATAAGTCGCTCTATGAAGAGTCTAAGAAAAAGCTAGATGAACTTACTTCCAGAGATGAGGCGGCGGTACGGTACGCTAAAAAGATTAATGATACCATTGACGCTCAGGTGAAGGACTGGCCTGTAAGTGTTAAAAAGTCTGATCCTGGTGCAGAAGATGCAGATGCTAGAATGAATTGGTTCGATAGCCATTCTGAAATGGCTAAAGAGCTAATGAGTAAATCTACTATTACTACGGAGCATGGTTCTTCTAGAGGTGGTAGCGGTAAAGAGAGGAATGTTGCAGACGAGTACATGAATAGTAGGTATGGTGCGATTAAGGAAAATCTTGGTCTAATTGGAGGAAAGAAGTAATGGCTAGAAGTGCTGTTCTTCGATGGGATAATGTTAAAACAGCGCCGGTATGGCTTAAGGATTTCCTTGAGCTAGATATGATCTCTCACTACCCTGCTATTATTGATCCTAGCCAGTTTACGGATCAAGGGGGTATTCTAGTTACTACTAGCGCTATCGCAGCAATTGGTGCTACTTCTGTTGCTGTAACTGCTTTGCCTGATGCTATTCCTGCTGGAACATTTCTTTATTTTGGTGCAGCAGGATCAGGTAAGATTGCTTATGTTACTGCTGCGGCTGCTAAGGGTGCTACTGCTCTTACAGTAGAAGCATTGGTGGTAGCTCTTGCTTCTGGAGATACTGCTATTCTCTCCAGATATGGAAGGAAATTTCTTCCTTCTGGTACGCTGTTGGGTCGAACTTATACTGAAAGGGATGCAGGAACAGGTTTTGGTCCTGCGGCAACTTCAGATGATGAGTTTGGCTTGCTTCTATTTGATAAGGAAGATTTGGTTCGATATCCTGATATCGAACTTCTTCGTCCTAATGCTGGAGTAACTGTTGCGGAGAATTTTCTCCCTGGGTGGTCGGGACTTTCTTCTGGCCTTAAAGCAGTTGTAAGGGCTCGTTGGAATACTATTACCGGAGCTGATTAATAATGAACGAATATTCTATTCCAGGGCTGGTAAATACACTTATTGAGAGAGATGTTTTTAATAAAGTTCTCAATAATCCTTTGGCACAGTTCGGCCCGCCTGAACGAACGTATCTCGGACCTACTATTCTTCCAGAGCAAACGGTGGAAGAGAATGAGTATACCGACGATCAGGTAAGGTATCGAACTGTGGTTGCTAATGATGGGACTAGATATAGTCCTGTTCAGATCAAGCAATCGGTTATGTTCGGTTCGATTAGTGTAAGGCTTGGGCATCAGGATATCGGTTCTCAGCTTACGGCTAAGGATTATGATACCCTGAATAGAATGCTTGCCCGCGCAGGACAGGCAGGAATGGGAACCTTTGAAGCAATGCAAAGGGTTCTCCGATGGTCTGATCTTACACTTCTCCGACCACTTCTGGATAAGCAGGAAAAGCAGCGATGGGAAGCGATTGTAGATGCTTCTGTTCCTATCGTTGGCGATAATAACTATACGGATACCTTCACCTATGTTAATCCTACTGGTCATAGGGTCGCTACAGGTGGTGATTGGGCAAACGATAGTTATGATCCGCTGGATGATATTATTGCTGGTCTTAATTTCCTTCAGGGAAAAGGATATCGAGCCAAGCGATTTATTACCAGTCTAACGGTTCGTAATAAGATGCTTGGTAATGATAAGATCAGGAACCGTGTTGGTTCGATTCAGATTGCTTCTGGATCGGTAGTAGGTTTCCCTGGTCGAGTTACTCCGGGCGCTCTTAATCAGATCATGCTCGATAACGAAATGCCCGGAATCGAAACGTACGACCTTCAGTATCGTACTCAATCGACAACGGGATGGTTCCTAAAGCGAACCGTTTTCGTTATTATTGCTGAAACTGATAGGACGATTGATCTGGACCTGGGAGATAACCAAATCCTTCCTATTCAGAATACACTTGGTTATTACGGCATTGGTACTGCTCAGGGTGAGAGTACTCCTGGTCGTATTAGCCACGTAAAGGCAATTACGGATGAAAAGCCGTATCGCCTTCAGGGACAGGCATGGCAGGCAGGACTTCCTGTAGTTCTTGAACCGGAAGCGATTTACGTTATTACGGGACTTTAATAATGGCTAAAAAGAGTAGTTTGCGGCGACAGATTACAGAAGTAGAGGATACCGGCGAAGATACTGTTGCCGGTCAGACCGCACGTAATGCGGCAGAAGATATTCTTGCTGCTAGAGAGGCTCTAGAGCAGGAAAGGCAGCAACTAGAAAAAGAAAAGCAGGAGTTTGCTGAACAGCGTCGCCTTTCTGCGGAGAGAAGCCTGCGTAATATTGAAAAGGCAGATAAAGAGGCTCAGCGCGGTGCAGCAAGAAAAATGGGTAAGTATGCTGTCGATACGGGTGATATTGTAGTTACCTTTAGGGGACAGCATTGGGGACCCGGAGTAGTGGATTGCCCTGATCAGGAAACGGGAGAAGCAATTGCTAGAGCGGTCCTTAAAACTCGTCGGGAACGTCAAGAGGAAGAACTAATAAGGCGTACTCCGCCTCCCGTAGAAGTAGATGAAATGGGACAGGTAAGAGTAGGTAGGTATCCTTCCAGAAATGATAGCGCCGACGACGAAGATGAAGAAGAAGTAGAAGAGACGGAAGAATAATAACAGGTTACGCTGTTATGATTAGTAGCGTAGCGAGAAGGAGAGTAGGGTAAAGTTCGAGCGGCGCTTTACCCTCTCTCCTTTTTATAAAGGAACAGTTAATGAGTATAACTGCTGCCGAGGCTCAGGAGTTAATAAGAGAAGAGATTGGTAGTAATGATATTCCAGAGATTGAGCGTAGGATTGCTCAATACTGGAGTTTACATGAGAGTAAGAGTAGTAATGTAGAAGTAGTGATGCTATATACGAAGTTATCTGTTCTTACTATGCTGATGGGAAAGCTAAAAGATTTGGTAGATACTACTGCCGGAACTGATAGCTTTAAGTATAGTCAGAAACTTCGTAATTATCAATCTCTATTTAGTATAGAGTTTGGTAAACTTAAAGTTCTTGATCCTACCGTTACGCTAGGTAATTTTGGATCGACTGCTACAGAATCCACTCTTCCAGATGTAACTGAAGAGTTCGTAGATATGCGTAACCATTATTATTCTGGGTATCCTAAAGGCAGATGTTATCCTAGAAGATGGGGATGGTAAATGATTTACCCTCCAGAATCTATACCAGATATTAATATAGTAACGGCACGCAAAGAAGTTCTGAGATTGCTTACTGCTAATATAACTATTAATAGATACACAAAAAGCGCGACTACGGCAACAGGGGGAAAAACTAGGACACTCTTATCTTCCAGAATTGTTAAAGGACTTCTGCAAACTGTTCAGAATTTAGCTGTGGAACAGGATATAGGATCGAATGTTACTTCTCTCCAGAGATTTACTCTGCTTCTGCCGTGGAATTACGATGCTAACGAATTAGATGAGATTTTACTAGGCGGAGAGGTGTATCAAATTCTGGATACTAATAGGAGAGATAGTAATAGAATAACTCTAAAATTATCTCTTATAAGGTTAACGTAATGGACATACAGATAAATGTATTCCTAGATCGTATCCGACTGAAGGAAATACAGGATACGTTCGAGGAAAGAGTAGACAGGGCGTTAGAGAAGACAGCAGATCAGGCTTCTCTACAAACCCTCCAGAATATATCGGAGAAGTTTAATCAGAGGTCGGGAGCATTAGTAGAATCTGTGAGTAATGAGAGGATAGCCTGGAATCATTGGAGAGTTAATGTAGGTGCTAGACACGCTATATTTCTCGAGTACGGGACGGTAAAGATGAGTGCTAAACCGTTCCTTCGTCCTGCTGTTGAGGCGCAGGCAGATAATCTCTATCGCAACTTAAGGATGGAGCTGTACGGTCAATGAGAGAAACAGAAGTCGCTAATAGATTTGTGTATAGTAAGCTGGCGGCTTCTGCTCCGCTGGCTGATTTAGTAGATGATAGAATATTTAGCGATCTACCGTCACACTCTCCTTTTCCGTATATTATTTATTCTCGCAGAGGTGGGGATGACTTTAGATTTATGATGGATATACCCGAAGCGAGAGTAAAGATAGAACCTGTATTTCAGGTCAATGCTACTACTCAGGGTGAGGATAAACAGGCAGCTTACGAGATAGCTAACCTGATAGATATGGCTTTAGAAGGAGCGGTAGACACTATAACTCTGGATGGTATACAGTATAATATTCAGGGATGTTGGAGAGTAAACGATATTGACTACACTTCAGTTGAAGATGGAATTCGTTATAATTACATCGGTGGATACTACAGGATGTTTATCTCCAGAGGAGTATAAGGGATGGCGCTAAGAGCTTCAGTATTTCAGCACCTTAATATAGGTCCTGAAGTTACGCCGGGAACTTTGGTAAGTGCAACTAAAAGATTGCTGGATACTAGGTTTAGCCTTAATCCTAACGTGCCCACTCAGCCGTTCAGGCCAGTAGGTGTTAAGTTTAATACCGATCTAACTCTGGAAAAGGAATGGAGCACAGGAACGTTTGAAGGAGTTCTAGGCTTTAATGATATTGTTTATATATTAGCATCTGCTCTTGTAGTTCCTTCTGCTCCTTCGGGTGGTGGTACGGCTAAAACTTGGACATTTATTCCAAGTGGTTGGGACCCTGATGTAATCCAGACTTACTCTATGGATTATGGTTCTAGTGCTAGAGCAGAACGTTGTGGATTTGGAGTTTTCTCTGGAGTAGAGATTAATCTAGCTAGAAATGGTCTAACAGTTAGAGGTGATGTATTTGCTAGAACGATGTCTGAAACTGCTACAATGGCTAGTACTACTAATGTAGCATCTCTTGTAGCAAGCCCTAAACTAGTAACTATATCAGTAGGAGATACAGTTGGTGGTCTTACTATGCTTCAGAATTGTATATCTGCTAATATACATTTCAGAAATAGGGTAGGACCGGCGTTTTTCCTTCGAGCAGATCAAGATAGTTATTCGGATATTGTGGAAATCGCACCTGATTATATGGCTCAAATTCAGGTGGAGCATAACTCTGTGGCTGCTGGTTATATGGCAGACCTTAGGAATTCTGCTCAGAAGTTCTGTAGATATCTGATTACAGGTCCTCTGGTTCAGACGGGAATTAATGCTTCTATTCAGATTACTTTTCCGTTCAAGTTCCAAACTCCTACCAGGGGAGATGTAGATAATATCTTTGCTTCGACTTTTTCTCTAATGCCTAATTACGAGAGTGGTACTGGTAATGGGCTGGAAATTGTTGTTATAAATAATATCGCTGCTCTATAGTTCTCTTCCAGAAATAACGAGGCTGTTAGGCCGAGAGAAAGGATAGAAATGCCGCTCAACATTTCTATAGTTGATAAAGAAGTTGCTGAACTAGATATTCCGTTTGGTAAAGAGACTATTCACATTAAGTTTTCTCCTAATAAGTATACGGATGAGTTTGTAGAAAATCATAAGGATATGAATTCTACGTTGATAGGACTTATTTCGGATTGGGATATTACTCATGATGTAGTGATTAAAGAAGGTAAGAAGGAAGAGACAGTAACTCAAAAGCTTCCTGTTTCAGAAGAAGGTTTTAAGAAACTTCCTCTTCGAGTTCTTACAGCTATTTGGGACGGTATTATGAATGCTATCGTCCCAAACCCGAAGAAGCAGACCGATGGAGGGAGTTTTACGTAACAAAGGGAATGTCAGGAGAATGTCCTCCTAACGTTGACCTCTTTCGGGCTGCTAAAGCTTTAGGTGTTGCTCCCTGGGAATTGAGAACTAAACCCATATACTACAAAACGATGGCTCTACTCTTATTAGAATGTGATGTTTTAAGAGAGACGAGTCCATTACAGGGCTAATAAAAATGGCTTCCGACGCTACATTAAATGCTAATATAACAGCAAATGATAACGCTTCGAGTGTAATTAGGAACTTCGATAATAATCTCAAATCCGTAGGGAGAACATCCGAGGATGTAAAAGCTAAACTGCGCGAACTCTATAATGAGTCGCTAGTTCTAAGACGCGCGGGGGAGGCGTTAACCTTTGGGTTAACGGTTCCCCTCGTTGCGTTAGGTACTGCTGCTATTAATACTGCTACTAGATTTGAGAGTTTAACGCAGGCTCTTAAAATAAATGCAGGCAGTGCTGAAGCAGCTAATAAACAATTTAAGGAATTGAGGGAGTTAGCTAAACTCCCTGGTATTGGTTTCGAGGAGGCTATTCAGGGAGCGGTTAGGTTAGAATCTGTAGGTTTGAGCGCACAAAAAGCTGCTGGATATATGAAGGAATTCTCTAATGCCATCGCTTTGGCGGGTGGGCAGAAGGAAGACCTTTATGAAGTAATGGTTAATGTTCAGCAGATGATGAGCGCAGGAGTAGTTTCTCAAAGAGAATTGAGAGAAACTTCTCGTCGTATGCCTCAAATCTTCAGTCTACTAAAAGAGCAGTATGGAGATGATCCTGCTAAGAAGATTAAGGAATTAGGTCTATCTGTTGAGCAGGTAATGGATAGGCTTGTCGAACGTATGCAGAAAATGCCTCGTGCTCCTATGGATACTGCGAGGAATGCGTTCGATAACTTTAAGGACTCTGTTAATCAGGCTGCGGCTGCAATAGGACAAACCGCTCTACCAGCTATTACCCAATTTCTGAAAATAATTAATCCTGGCTTGGAATTAATGGGGAATTTATTTGCTAAACTCCCTGTTCCTATTCAGGCTTTAGTTGGTGGTTTGGGTTTAGTTGCTGCGGCTGCGGGTCCTGTTATTCACCTTATCGGTCAAATTCAGCTTGTATCTCTTGCTTACCAGAGATTTATGTACGACCGCTCTGGTGATGAAGCAAAACAGAAAGCCGAACAGGATAGAATTAATAATTCTATTCGTCTAGAAAATGCTTTACTTACCCATCGAACTGCTGTTAATAATCTAGAAGTAGCTGAATATAGAGCAAAAGAGTTACAGAAGACAGCAATTGAAAAAGAGCAAATCGCTCAGCGAATGGCTCAGCAAGGTGGCGGTCCAGGTGTTGATAGATTACAGCGGCGGGTAGGAAGTATTTCTGGAAGTATAGAAGTTGCTTCCAGAGGTATAGAAACTATTGGATTACGGGAAAAACAGCAAGAGCTAACTTTAGAGCAGGCTCTTTTTAAGGAAGAGAAAGCTAAAGAAACATTAATTACTGCCGAGGCTGCCAAAGAACAATCCAAAATTGTAGAGGCACAGCGGCGATTAGATTTTGCAAAGCGAGATGCGGACAATAAAGCAGCTACTCTTAAGAGAACACAAGAAGATAAAGCTATAGCTACTTCCAGAAAAGTAGAACTGGAAGCAGAGTTAAAGCTTAAAGAAAAAGAACTTGCTGATGAGATAGCTATGACTAAGCGTGCTGAAGTAGAAATGAATGAAGCACGTTCAGCGCAAAGAGCAGTGGATGAAGCTAATAATAGAGTTGTTTTACAGAGACAAAGAGTAGCGCAAACTACTGCAAATGTAGAAAGGCTACAAGCTAATCAGGTTGCGGGAGCGGAAGAAGTAGTAGTAGCTTCTACTGTTAACACAGCTAAGACAGAAGATGCTGTGTTAAAATTTAAGCAAACTCTTGCAGACGAAGCAGCTATGAATAAGAATTTCGAGTTAGATCGTCTCGCGCAAGAAGGAAAGATTACAAAAGAAGAATTACAAATAAAGCGTCTCGCTATAGACGAAGAATTAGCTTTAAGAAGAGCTAGTTTGAATTCTACTACTGCTGCTGGAGTAGCTTCTGCTGCTGCTGTTGCTACTGCTAATGTTCAAGCGGCTACTACTTCTGCAACTGCATGGCAAAAAGTAAAAGGTGCTGTTAGTGGTTGGCTTGGTGGTGGTATAGGTGGGTTTGGAGCTATCCTCGGCGGACAAATGGCATTAGGCATGCTGCCCGATGGGGGTGTATCGGGGCAGATAAAAGGAGCGGGCAGTAATGCTCTTAATTATCTAATGCTCGCTAGTCTAGCAGGTCCTAAAATTGGACCTATGATGACTAACCCGTATGTGTTAGCTGCTATGGCTGCTCCGGTGGTATCAGAATGGTTTGTGGAAGGGCATGAAAGAAATCAGCAAGGTTTAGACCCAAAAAGAACTCCTGGTGATTGGTGGCGAAATCTTGATCCTCGTAGATTATGGCCCGGTGTTGCTGCTAAACAGGATGAAGAATGGGCACAAAAACAAGCTGATGAAGCAAAGAATGAAGTACAGGCGAGAATTGCTAGAGAGGGAACTCCTGCTTCCAGAGCTAAAGCGGCTGCGGCTGCTAAGCAAGTGCAGGATGTATTTGACGAAGAAGAAAAGCGAAGAATTCAGGATAGTCGATATAGGACTAGTTTATCTATAGCTGAGTCTACTATTTCTGGAGATGAAGATACTAGAGCGCAACAAGAATATAAAGCATATGCTCCTATTATAAAAGAGCGTATGGAGTATCTGAAAAAAGAAGGCGACAGACTTTATAAAGATGCGAAAACAGATGCAAAAGCAGCACAGGAAGTTAATAAAACTATTGGCGAGTTCTTTGAAGAGAAAACCAAACTCCAGAAGCTTCAGCAGGATGCAGAGAACGAACAAAAGGAAAATATAAAGAAGAGTAAAGAAAAGCAAGATAAGATTAATCAAACGCAAAGAGAGGCGATGGCTGCTCAAGCTGAAGCGATGGTTGCCAGGTTTGCCGACGATCAACAGGATCAAGCCAGGGCAGCAGTAGAAATCCCTCTCCTTCAAAAGCGAATAAAAGAAATTAAAGATCGAATGAAGGCTTTACTTCCTACCATCAAAACTAATAAAGATGATGCACAGGAGTATAACGATCTACAAAAGGAAGGATACGAGAAGGAAAGAGAAGCTTATGATCTTCTGGGAAGAGGACAAAAGGAAAGAGAACAGAATAATAAGAAGATTGTAGATCAGCAGAGGAGGGATACAGATTCATATTTTGATGCCCTACGAGAACAAGCTAAAGCTAGGGTAAATTCAGCAAAAGATGATGTAAAGAAGCAAGCAGAAGCAGAAGTTTTAATTCCTGTTCTTAAGAATGAGCAAGAATTTCTGTTTAATAAGGCGCAGAGACTTAAAGCAGGAACGGAAGAATATAATAAAGTTGCTAATGATTACTGGAAGTTAGAGGGAGAGATATCTAATATCCAGATAGATGCTATAAAGGAACGAGAAGAGAATCAGAAGAAGGCAGAAAGAGAAGCAAAGAAAACAGCCGAGGATCAGCATAACCTTCTTATTCAGAGGACTAAAACGCAGGAAGAAGCTATTAAGGCTAATCCTTTCCTTAATCCTAGAGAACGAGAACGCGGTCTTGTTAAAGTTCTTATGGAGCGTTATAAGGATATGATGCAAGCTGTTTCTGGAGAGACGGAGCTAGAAGCAGAACGACGAAGAACGGAAGCTCAACAAACTAGAAGAGAAATATTCGAAGCAATGGGGATGAATAGACGTGGAATGAGAACGTTGGGTGGAGGACCGTTAGGAGGAGCGTTTAATAGAAGAGATATGATGAGTGTCTATAACCAGTTAGGATATATAGATTCTCATACTGAACAGAGTAATAATGAAGCGAAACGTATGGCTAATAGAGAAGCTTTAGGTCGTCCTGTTGTATTCCAAATTACGCTCGATCCTAATGCTACACAGGCTCAGCTCTGGAAGACATTCCAAGAGTGGTTGAATATGATTGCCAGACAGCAATCCTCTAGTCCTATGTATGCGAGGTAATCTATGCCTCAGTATACATTAACTAGAATAGGGGCAGTAGAGTATTATGGAGATAGCTATCCAACAGCAGATACATTAACAGTAAATGTGGGAGTACTAGAAGCGGGTGTTATATTAATAGTATTTTTTACAGGATATTTTTACTCTGTTACAGAGTATTTTGGCGACACTTTAGGTTATACTTATTTACCACATGAACTTAATGCTAGAATATTACCTAGTGATACGCCTAGTGATTTTGCAGTATCAGTAAGAATGGGTACGCCTAGTATTGGTAGTGAAGGTTATAACTGGTCTGCAAATCTAGTAGTGTATAAGCTTGAAGGTGCTGATCTTTTTGATAGTACTTCTGGTACTATAGCAACCAGGGTTCATAGTGCTGGTTATGATAATGACGACGGTAGTGTTGTTTCAGCAGAGGAATTATGGACTGCTAGATATAAAAATAATCTAACTGATAAAACAATTTTTGTTATAAGTGAATTTTTTGCTGAAGGTGCTATACAGGTAGATGGAGGTTATAGTAAAACAATTGATGAGATGACTCTTGATTACGAGTTTAATGGAAATGGAACTATATCTCCAAGCGCTACTGTACCTTACTATACTTCTGACGGCTATCAGCACCATTCCATTTGGTGTAAAGAATTAGCTTATAATGAAGAGTGTGAAGAAAAACTACGATGGGATTACGATACGAGTGATATATATGATCAGAATAATGATGCTGTTGGGAGGATGTATCATTATCATCTTACCCATACTATATATTTCTGGTGGTCTGATGGAGGACCGTGGGACCCTAGCCCTGAGCCTGGAATGATAGATGTTCTGTATAGTGAATTTGATAAACATAAATATGAAGTAGATGATTGGGATACACATAAAATCTCGTTTAGAACATATAAGGGTGACGGAACATTAGATAGGTCGGTAGTTATAGACACTAATACTACGTGTCATCAACCCAGAATATTTGAGTTAGGTAAACACACATTACAGGTCTTCTATAGAAGAGGAACGACAGGCTATAAAGCTACTTCCAGAGATAGAGGGAGGACTTGGACTTTGACAACGTTACCTTTCTCTGGAGATATATTAGTATATGAGAGAGCAGGAGCGTTAGGTAGTTTATCATTTCCTGTTGCTTTAATATATAGTAAATCTGGTAAAACCTGGTCTATTGCAATATATAATAATAGTGCAGATACTTGGTCTTCTCCTGCTACTATAGCTACAGATGCTAAATTTACTATCGGCAGATTAGTGCAGAAAGGGAGTGGTAATTGGGAGTTTACTTATCAGCAGGACAGCACTGGTAATAGGGTTGTAAAGACCTGTAAAAATCTCTCTACTTCTGGAGGGACAGCGACGTTTACATAAGGATATGGCTAGAAAATATGCTATCGCTTCAGTCGAATTATTCGACGTATTTGAGTTCCAACCTGTAGTAACTGACAGGGGATTCAGCGCATACTCTACTATAAAGAGTGTGCAAGAACGATCTCTATACAATGCTGACCTAACAGGAACACCACTTCTGGAATGGATACCCAAACTAGAAGGTATCATTAATAGAGCATATTGGGTAGCGAAAGATACTACTCTAGCTCAATGGAATTCTACTGCGGGAGATACTGGTTCTTGGGAAGAACAGGTTCCTGCTTGGGGAGACTATATTGTAAAAAGGTTAGTTCAGTATGATGGTAATCCTAATATTGTTGGTAAGAGGATTTCTATCTTTAATCTCCCTATTAATCCTGAGTTTGCTATTAGCTTTATCTTACCTGATACGGTTGAAGGACAGGACGTTGATACTCATCCCGCTCATATCAGATTTGAGTTTGGACAGTTTCTATGGTGTATATACATAGATAAGAGTGGGGCTTATGTTCAATTCCGTCCTACTACTTCCGACCCCTGGTCAACTCTGGAAAGAGTAGGGACTCCTAGTCCAAGTGTAGGAGATACCTCGGACGAGAGATTAATTTTTGTGAGATGTGTTTCTGGAGTGATATTAGTATCAGGTAATTTTGGAGAGAGTTATAAGCTGGCTACAGTAGAAGGAATACCTGTAAATGTTCCATCTAGTAAAGCTAGACTAACTACAGAAGGTGGAATTATAGCTTTCGGGTTTCATCAGCTAAAGCAGGCAGCAGGAAAGATAATTCTCGATCCTAAACTAGATACTCTTACTTCCAGAGTACCGGGAACTATGCTTGATAGTCTGGAGCCTGTTGCTGATATTCCTAGTCCATCTAATTTAATTCTGGTAGATAACTCCGATCCTCTTCATGGGAGAGTAGGATGGGCTGCTGAATTAATTCCAGGGGTAATAGGAAGTGCTACAGCAGTTCCTTTCCAGTGGTATAAAACACCGACGTTATATGCAGTAGATACTAAATATGCGGTAGAATCTTCTACTCCAACATTAAGTAGTACATTCCCTTGGGATGATAATCTTATAGATGTAAATATAATATTGCCTAGAAGTCTAGATCAAACTACAGCCACTTTTCAAGTACAGGCTCGTTCCGCAGCAGATATTCTAGCAGCAGAAAGCTATAGGGATAGGGCTGTTAGAATACGACTAGGATATGAGCATCATGATGGGTCTGAAGAATGGTATGTAATGTTCACCGGATATATTACTGATGTTGTTCCGGTGTGGGATGACTATGGTAAGGTGGTTGTTACTTTTGTGTGTAAGAATACATCATACCATCTGGAACGAGCAAAGTGGGATGGGTTTGGTCAGTATAGATTAGGTGGTAGAGCTTTAACTGTTGCTGCGGATTTAGTTCTATATACAGAAGGGCTAGGAGCTACTTCCAGAAGTTGGTTCCCTTTGGGAGATTATCAGATGCTCCCGTGGGGGCGGCAGGACAAGCCCTTTGAGTTAACGAGGGTTAATGAGGAGAAATGGAAGACGCTCAAGCGGCTCTTTGGCTACTACGGGTATGAATTAGGTGTAGATAACTACGGAATATTCTATTCTCTTCCGTATAATTATTATCTAGGAACAGTTTCTAAAACCTTTGATGCTAGAGAAACCAGCACTATACAGAACGCTATTACTCGTATAGCTAATAGATATAAATATGAAGAGAGCGCAACTTGTGTAGTTGTTCATGGTTACGACCAATACGATCAGTTCGTATTGGCAGCTTCGGTAGATTTTGAAGCTGAGCAAAATCCATTTTCGTTAAGAGCAGCCGCATGGCGAACTATTATCATAGAGGAATTATTCGATGGAGTAGACTACCCAACAGCGGTAGAGAGGAATATAGCTATTTCCAGAGATGTGTTCCAAACAAAACAAGAGCCTATTATCACTACTCCAGTAGATGTATCTGTAGGAAGACGCGCACAAGTTATTGTTGATAACTGTGAGCGTGTTAATATACCTTCAGGAACTCATATGGTGATCGCTTCTCTCACCCATCATTATACTCGCCAGCAAGGTCTATCATCTCTGGAAAGTAATGCTGGACTGGAATTGATAGTGACATGAACCAAAGAAATCCGCTAGATATTCTGGTTTATGAAGAGAGAAGATTAAGAAACGTTGCAAATTCTGATCCTACTATAGTAGGCTCTGGGTCTAAAATAGGTGCCTTAATAACAGGAATTATAGAATCAGGATTATGGGTTCCTATAGGAAGAATAGGTATTACTCCTTTTGGTGAGTTCAGGTTAAGTAATAGGAGTACTCGACTTGTGGCAACTAGACGATATAGTTTTATCAATAACGCTGTAACCGGAGATGATCTCGGTGCAGCAGAAATGAATAAAGATGGAAATGCTCTGGAGGCACTATATGTTATTCTTTCAGATATTATGGGTGTTGCAGGTTACATCAAGTCTACGCATGTAAATGCGACAGCCATTTCTGGACAGAAAGCATTAACAGTTTCCAGAGGTATTCTTAATACAGGGGATACCGTAGATGGGTGGATGTGGGTTGTCATAGATCAGGACTTTACATTAAATGATGCTGCGATAGCAGATGGAACTATAACATTAAGTACTACCAATTATTTTTTCTTGAAAAGAGATGGAACCTGGGCGGTAAGAACCACTAACACTCCGCCAGCGCAAACATTAATAGCGTTCTCTGCTGTGTTTGGTGCGACTGATGCAACCTCTGTAAATAACAATCCTACAGGTAGAAAGAATTTGCTTTCGCTAGATAGTATTAACACTAAACTAGCACAGCAGACAGCGTTAACTGCTGCTAATGCGGGAACTATAGATACTACATGGGACTCAACAGAAGTAGCTATTATGGGTAATATGAGGACTAGAATAAACGAGTTAGAAACTAGGTTACATAATATGGGGGTATTACCGTAGTACCTAGAGGTGCGGTATGTCGGAAGAGAAAGAACTCGATAAGAAAGATCAGATAAATAAGGGTCATATTTATGCTTTAACAACGGAGCATCTATACAGAGAGATGTCATCTCTGGAAGAAAAGATAGATGCTAAACGTATTGGTTTAATGGAATCTATAAAGCATATTGTAGAAGGAGAGATAGGAATATTACGAGCACGCTTAGATGCGATGGATAAGGTGTTTATAATCTTTAGTGATAACCTGACTCGCGTACCTACGGAAACAGATAAACAGGTAGGGCATTTACGAGATTTGCATAGTGAGAGATTCGAAGCTATAAGGGTGCAGTTTAGTGAGAGAGATACTAGGGCAGATCAGTATAGTCGTGATAATAGAATAGCTATAGATGCTGCTTTACAGGCAGCGAAAGATGCTTTATCAGAACAAAACAAGTGTTCTTCAGAGGCGATTAGAAAAAGTGAGTTAGGTTTTCAAAAACAAATAGATCAGCAAGCGGCAATGATTAATACTATAGCTAAAGCGCAAGATGATAGATATGGTGATCTGAAAGAAAGAATAGCTATTATAGAAGCATCGGCAGCAGGTAGGCAGGAAGAAAAGAAAGATACACATGCTGGTAGCTCTTTATTAATATCTATTGTTTCTATTGTGATCGCTATAATTAGTATAATATCGGGTGTTATCGTTGCGTTAGTGATACCGCACAAATAGAGAAAACCGGAATGGCATCTGATGGTGGGGCGGGAGCAGTAACAGTAGTGACAGGAATTATTTCTAGTGTAACTGTAATACTTACACTAATAGTAACGGAAGTATTTAAGGCTGCAGACGCAAAAAGGAGGCATAAATGGGAACAGGAACTTGTTAGATCGCAACAAGAAGTAAAGGAATTACAGTTGCAAACTACACATAAAGCCGTACAGGATCGTAAGGAAATTATGGAAAATCAAAGGCAGTTAGAAAATAAGATAGATGTTAATACGAAAATTACTGCTCATGTGTTGAAAGAAGCAGCTAATGCTGCTGGTAAAACTGTTCCAGAGGTATTAAGAGAAACTAATCATGCTCTTGATGAGATGTTACGTAATCACTTAAGCGCAAAAGAAAATATAAATGAAGAAAGGCCGGAAGACCGTTGAGGAGTCTAATATTATAAAGGCTCTAACTCATACGCCCGCTAAGGTAGAAGCTTACGCTAGAATTATCGCGACAGTAAAAATATATTTTGGACAGTATCTGGAAAAGTATCCTGAAAGAGCGGGTGATGAACGTTATATAGAAGGTCTGCAATGCAGCTTATTTGGTATCTCTGATATACTAGAGATATTAGATGACTATGAAATACACTATAAGATACAGGAGAAACATAAGTAATGAGCGGGGCATATGATTTCTGGAAGAGTAAGACGTTCTGGACCGCGCTAGTTACTACTCTAGCTGGAGGAATCTGGATTTTTGGATTCCAGCATAGACAGCCTACAGAGGGAGAGATTCAAATTGCTGTAGGACTATGGATGGCAGTATTCGTGAGAGATACTGTTATGAAAGGAGCGGAGATTAAGGCAGGAGTACGAGAGGCTGTTAATAAGG